ATGTCTTCCGATGAAAATAAAAAAAACTTTACTGCTGTTGATAATAATTTGTTTGAGGCAATACTTCAATATAAATGCTCAGGAAATGAGAAGGATGTCATTTGGTCTGTAATAAGAGATACAATAGGATTCCAGAAACCGGAAGGAGCAGAGATTTCCGTAAGAAAGGTTTCAAATAGATTGAACAGGGATTTAAAAACAGTTCAGGGAAATATGAAATCGTTAATAGATAAATATGTTTTGATAGTTGTAAGCGAAGCAACATTTTCAAAACCAAGAAAAATAAAAGTCAACTACAATACAAATCAGTGGCTTTCAATGCCGAATACAACAGGGGGTAATATCTACCCCTCAACAGGGGTAGATATACCAACACCGGCAGGTGAAGGTTTATACATCTCAACAGGGGGTAGTATTTCCCCCTCAACAGGGGTAGATATACCAACACCGGCAGGTGAAGGTTTATACATCTCAACAGGGGGTAATATTTCCCCCTCAACAGGGGTAGATATACCAACAATAATAGATAGTTTAAAAAAAATAGAAATTAATATTAGTAATAGTAGTAACGATGTAATTGTAAAAGATTGGTTAAGTAAAAATTATAGACTAGTAAAAGGTTATAATGCCAATTCGTTTGAATTAAACAGGCTTTTTAACATTATCTGTAAAAATATAAAAGCAGGCCCGGAGAATTTATTAAGTATAGTAAACGACCAGTTTGATTATTGGGGAACTAAACAAAATAACAAGAACGGGAAAGCAGAGTTCGAATATTTATCCAACATTCTCAATAAGAACCTGAATGTTGCCGCTAAAAGTATTAAGTCTAGTAAAGAGAATGAAATTGATTTTGTTCAGGTTAACAATTCCGGGTTTATTTACAATGGGATAGAATTCGGCAAAGAGTTTTTATCTGAATACGAAGGCAAGAAAGTACTGTTATTCAAGAATCAATTTTCACCGGACGGTATGCCGGTATATTATGTAAACGGAAACAATAATAATCCAAAGTATTTAGGTTACGTTTGGCCTAAGATAAACGGAGAAATAAATAATTTCAAAGTTACAAATGGAATATGATGATAAGAATCATCTTGATGAATATAGAAGATGTCCAAATTGTTTAGAATGGGGAAGAGTAATAAAATGTTTAAAAACAAACAAAGTATATATTGAATGCTGGAACTGCTATAAAGAAAAAGGATATGTAGAAATGCAGCTTGATATATTTTTACACCAAGATTTAGAATGAAAATTTATTGAGAAACATTTAATAAAATATTTGCCGTAAAAAAAACAGGGGTAAATTAATAACAAAACAAAGGGCCAAAGTTATGATTGAATTACCAGCATTAAGCTACCATCAACCATGGGCAAGTTTAATAACTACACCCATAGAAGAAAACATTAATTACGGAATACCGATAAAGGATTATGAAAACCGTAATAGAAGAATTGTTACACATCTGAACAGGATAACTCTTGTTCATGCCACCGGAAATATAAACGATTTTGAATTTGACAAAGCAAAAAGAATATACTTTAGAGTAACACACGGAAAGGATTTGCCGGATATAGAAAATTATTCGTACGGCGGAATAATCGGCTGGGCTGTCTACGATAAGTGTATTGTCGTAAAAAATGAAAATAAAAACATTTCAAAATGGTTAGAAGGCGATTTCGGCTGGCATATTATAGAAAGCGGACCAACCGATTTTATTCCATGTAACGGTTCAAGAAATTGGTTCAAAATTGAGGTGCCTGATACTTTTATACCTGAAGAAATATTGGAAAAGTATAGAATAGACTAAAGAGTAATAAACATTAAAAGGAGTAACCTGAAAATGCAACGTGAAAAACCCTCGAATCAACAAAAGAAAGATGAACAATTAGTTAGCAAAGGCTTATCTCAACAACCACAAAAACACTTGTGTTTGATGGTTATTCCTTACCCCTTTGTGTTTCCCCTTTATAAAAGAAGGGGAAAGGGAGTAAATGATGACTAATATTGAATGGACTCATATCCCTGGATATCTTCCGGAAACCTGGAACCCGACAGCAGGATGTACTAAAAAGTCTGAAGGTTGTAAAGAATGTTATGCAATACCACAAGCATGGATAAGAATGCATAACCCGAAACTCAAAGAGAAGTATACCGATACAGTTGAAAAGTTAGCTAACGGTAAATTGAATTGGACCGGTAAAATAAATATTTATGAACCTCATATGGAATTGCCACTTAAATGGAAGAAACCGCGCGCAATTTTTGTTGATTCCATGAGTGATATTTTTCATGAAAATCTCTATAAAAACGGAATATTGGGATTGGAGTTTCTTGATAAATTAATAGAGATTATATACAACTGCCCCCAACATATTTTCATAATTTTAACTAAGCGAATAGATATAACTGATGTTGTACTACCAAGGATTTTAAAGAGTTATAGATACCCAGAAAATATTTGGTTAGGTGTATCAGTAGAAAACCAAAAAGCTGCCGATGAAAGAATTCCAGTTCTTCTTCGAATGCCAGTTAGAGTAAAGCTTTTAAGTTGTGAACCATTGTTGGCTTTCGTGAATTTGAATAAGTATTTGCTAGAAGGAAAAATATGGAATACCATACCAATCAAGGACAGAACTAAATGGTTAGATTTAATTGATTGGGTGATTGTCGGAGGAGAAAGCGGTAAACATGCAAGACCAATGCACCCTAAATGGGCATTATCAATTCGTGACCAATGTGCTGAAGCAAATGTACCATTTTTCTTTAAGCAATGGGGAAGCTGGATGCCGTTAATGAGTTATGCTAAATGTATTACAAATGATAAAAGTTGTATATCGATTGATATTGACGGTAATATTGTTGATTCCTTGGATAAATTAAAAAACGATAGTTATGCTTTTATGAAGAAAAGTAAAAAGGAAGCAGGTAGGATGCTCGATGGCAAAGAGTATAATGAGTTTCCCCACCTTCACGAAAGTTATGGAGGGCAGGTGGAAATAGTTTCAAGTTAACCAAGTTAAAAGGAATGAATATTATATGAAGATTATTCTAAAAGATATACCGATGAACAGTTATATGTTTATGGATGGAAAAGAGGGAGCAGCAGTACAAGGTTATCGAAACGATGAATTTGGAATAGTTTTAATTAGATCGCGTAAATCAAGAAAGGATAGTTTCGTTAATACCTGGAGTAGTGAACATTTGCCCAATCAAGAATTTAAGACATTCAAAGACTTGAGAGATGAATTGATTAGAAAAAAAATTTTTAGTGATTCCTTAAACAAGAAGGAAGATAAAGATGGGTGAAATTAAAGAAGAAAATAAGATGGTTAAAGAATTTCATGAAGATGGATTAATAGCTGTAGTAGAAATATTAGAGGATAATTCAAATGACATTTATGAAAAATATAAAATCAAATTCATGGAAATAAAAAAAGAGTCGCCTTTTTTTATCAACCCTGATATCGGCGAAGTAATCGATATAGAAAAAATGAAGGGTGTTAGCTGTCCGGGTTTATGGTATTTAAATAAAATCAACAATTAAAGAAATAAAAAAGTGTCACTAGTAGTTTCAAGTAATATCATTACCGGTGTAAAGAATATTACCGGAAAAAGAAAAAGTTATGTGAAACTCTGTAATTATGAAAAGATTCGTGAAACAGAGGGTGTTAAAGGCGCAGCTTATTTAAAGTTTGGAAAATTGGAGCTGTGGATCCCGAAAAGTTTGTTGAAATATGACCGATCAGCTATTCTCTGGGTTAAGAAGTGGTTTTTTGAAAAATATTTAAGAAAAAATTTATGAAAAAAAATAAAAGAAAAAACTTAGGCGGTTATGGTATTTGTAATAAGTGTATTCCTAAAAGGTCAGTATTTTTTTGTTTAAGCCGCGGTGGAAATAAGTTAATTGCTATTGAACCTAGTTCTTTAAGCGAAGCAGAAAAATTTGAGGCAAGAAGATTTTTCCCGGTTTACTTTGATCCGTTAAGACATGTGAAACATAGTACTAACTGCCAGGGATTTTCTTATAAAAAAAAGTATATGAAATTGAAAACCGGGGAAAGTATGCCGGTTCCGTATAGTGATTAGTTTCAAGTTGCAGGTTTGTCAAGTTACAAGTTAATTAAACGGAAGAAACATATAACATGAATTATGAGATTAATATTGTTGTACCCAAAAGAATTCCGACACTAATAAAGCAGAGATATAAAGGTGATTGCGCGGTTGCCTCATTGGCTATGTTTTTGGGTATAAGTTATGACGAAATTATTAAACATTATTCTGAAGAATTAGAGGTAATGTTTGAAAATGGTGTATGGGATCATAAAACATTTGAGGTTGCAGAAAAATACGGCGTTGAACTTACTTGTGTTTATAAGGATTTTGATTTCTCGAAACCAAGCATGTTAATAATCCCAAGTTTTAATCTTAAAGATAAAAACCATATGGTATTTTGGGATGGAGAAAAAGTATTTGATCCATCACCAGCTATAGTATATAAAAGCAAACCGGAAAACATATTATATATTTTCCAAAGGTATAAGGAGCTATAACTAATGGGTGATATTCCAAAAGTTGATGAACATTGGACATGTGAGTTTGGACCAAACAAATCTAAAATTATTGTAAAAATATTGGAAATGCCTAAACCTAATAAACATATTAAAAACGTTATGGTTCAAGATTTTGTATGTGATAGAAAAGGTGAAAAGATATTAGTTAGCGGGTCATGTTTAATCGAAAAATGGGATTGATAATTATTTTTTATAAACAATAAATGAAAGGAGGATTTACATGGATGAAAGATTTTTGAATGTTTTTGAGGTAGGGAAGAAGCGTACAAAGGATGGAATTTTATATCCATTGCCAGGAGATTTACAGAAGGCGTTCCTCAAAACACAGGAAGTAGTGAATGCTACAAATAAAAAGCAAACCTTGAAATTAGAGGTTGTTATTGAACCGGATAAAAAGAAACCGGAAATAAGATTTATAAATTATAAAATTATTGTACCGTTTATTCCGGAAGAAAGCAGCCCGATAGTCGCTGAGGTAAATAAAGACGGTAAAATTATTTCAACTGCAGAGAGACCGGATTTTCTCGGCCAGATTGATTGGGTTGATGAATTAATGAAAGAAGAAGAAAAACTGAAAGTTATCAACGGAAAAAAATAAACTATAATAAAAAAGGAGTTATAAAATGTCAGTAAATACAGAAAATATGTATGTAAATGTAAAATCAGAAAACGGTAAAGTATTATTTGGGAGTGATTATCATTTACTGAAAGATAAAAGTTGCGGAAATTTTCATACAAATTCTTTAATTGATTTTAGAAATTACTTAGTAAAATTCGAAAAAGAATTATCTGTATTCATAGGCAGTATTACAATTGACGGTTTAAACAATGTTGAAGCGTATGTTTCAGAATCAATAAAAAATATCACAAGAAACACTTATCCGGCAGCAAGCTGTAATTATAAGATTCATCCGGCCCTTGCATTATTATTTGGTATGAATACCATGAAGTTTTCTCATTTAGAGTTTATTACAATTATAGAACGTTTGAAAAAGTATCTGAAAGGCGGGTTAGATAATAATTCGGATTTGTTTCTTAGTTTATCGGACTTGAAAATACAAAGAAATATTGAACTTGTTTCTTACAAAAGCAACAGGGGCGAGTTCGAACTATCCGTAAAAAGCAGAAATTCCGAAGGTAATGAGAATAAAAATAATTCATTATTTAAATTGCCCGAAACTATCACCTTCGAAATCCCGCTGCTGGAGATGTTTGATAAGAAGATAGAAATAGAGTTTGAATTGAATTTGCCGGTGGACAGCAAAAGTGAAATACCGGAGCTTACGTTAATGATACAGAATTTTGAACTTGAAGAAATTGTGAAAAATCAGTTAAAAGCTATGTTATTGGAATTCATTACTACCGGTGAGGTACTTGATGACGGAGATGACGGAGATGACGGAGATGACGGACTTGTTGAAGAAAGTGCCGGAAATATTAAAACATACTATGGAGATCTGGTTATAAATAAAGCTGATGATGAGTGGATGTATAAAAAGAATTCTGTGTAACTGATTTTAGTTGCAAGTTTCAAGTTGTCAAGTTGCATGTAGTTGAAAAAACAGGGGTAAATAAAGTATTAAGGGCCAAATTAATATTCCTAATCTATAATGAAAAAATTAATTGCGTTTAATTATTACGGCGGGAAGTTCAGACACTTGGATTGGATATTGGAAAAATTACCACATACAAAAAGCTATTTAGAACCATTTGGCGGAAGCGGAGTGGTTATGTTAAATAAAAAACCAACACAAATTGAATGTTTGAACGATAAAAATGACAAAATAGGTAACTTCTTTGAAGTAATAAGAACTAAAGAAGATGAATTTCTTCGAAGTGTTTATTTGACACCTTATTCAAGAAGAGAATACCTAAAATGTTTCAAATCTTTGAATGAAGGTGATAATTTAGACAGAGCAAGAAAATTTTTTGTTGTTTGTAGTCAATCATTTAATGGAAGTACAGTTAGGCAAACTGGTTTTAAAATGTCAACTATTGAAAGTAGAGCAAATATAAGTGAATCTGTTAATAGATGGTTAGCAAAATTAATAAGCCTGAAACCTATTATTCAAAGGATGAAGACAGTACAGCTTACGGATTATGATTTTAGAGTAGTCATTCCGAAATTTGATTCAGATAAAACCCTTATTTACGCAGACCCTCCTTACTTACTTTCCAAAAGATATTACAGAGATAAATATGATAATGTGTTTGAATATGAAATGGATGATGCAGATCATGAAGAATTACTGGAAATATTGTTGAATTGTAAAAGTAAGATCGCAATTTCTGGTTATGATAATGATTTATATAATGATAAGCTAAAAGATTATTATAAATCAGTTGGACCCCCAAAAAGAACTTCAACCATGCATTCAAAAAAACAGGAAGTTCTCTGGACAAATTATGATCCTAATAATATTCACCAGTTATCACTATTAAGTCTGAAGACAGAATAAAGAAATGAATACGAGTTACGAAAAATTAACAAATATAAATGATCAAAGATTATTTGGGACGAGAACAATCAGTACTAAAGATGAATGGTTAACCCCAAAATATATTATCGAAGCATTGGGAGAATTTGATCTTGATCCTTGTTCACCTTTAACTTTAAATAGACCTTGGGATACTGCAAAAAAACATTTAACACTTATGGATGACGGATTAAAACATGAATGGAAAGGTAGAGTATGGTTAAATCCACCATATGGGAAAAAGGCAGTAAAGTGGATTAAAAAACTGCAATTTCATGGAAATGGAATAGCATTGTTATATGCAAGAACAGATACAAAAATGTTTTTTGATCATATATGGAATAATGCTGATTCAATTTTCTTTATAAAGGGAAGGATTAAATTTTATCATTCTAATGGAGTAATATCTTCACAAAACGCAGGTGCCCCTTCTGTATTGATAGCTTACGGCTTTGAAAATTCCAAAGTTTTACAAGAATGCAATATCAAAGGAAAGTTTATCGAATTAAAAAGGAATAATAATGAGAAATAATGTAGATAGTATATAATGACTACTTATATGACAAGAAAAGCATACGAACATTGGGGAAAGGTTATAAATGATGGGAGGCAACCATTACCAAACAATGTTGCTTATTTATATAGTGACCATCCCCAACAGCCCTGGATAGCCGTAACGTGGGACGAAGTGCATAAAGAAAGGGCTGAAATACAAGCTAGTAATCTTGAATATATAAGAAGAATAGACACACAAATTAAGCCTGGGTTTATTTGGGTGTTTGATAACGGTCCTATCTTTCCATATGGCGGTAAATGGCATTATGTGAAAACATTTAATGAACAGTTTCCTTTGAACTTTATAGGAGAAAAGATAGAGCTGATATTAAAATGTATGAACTTATTCCCTTGTGGAGTTTTACCGTTAATAGAAAATCATGAGTTATGGATGAAAGAGTTTATAAAACAATATCGCAAGCCAAATAAAAGAAGGAAAAAACAAGGTTTGAAAAAAGTTTGGTGTAAAATTAATCATAACAATCTAATAGATGTATTTATTAAAAGTAAAAAGGTAGAGTTTAATGAGAAATAAAGTGGCAAAAAGTTTAAGAAAGAAAGCTCTTGATTTATCTGATAAAAGGATAAGCGTTAAGCTTCTAAGGTATGGCCAATATATTTGGGAAAATGGTTCACCCAAAAGGATTTATAAAGAATTAAAGAAACAGTACAGTAGAAAAAAATGATTGAGCAAATAGAGTATTTACAGAGTTTTGGAATTTACATTAGTGTTTACCCGGAATTTTCCCCGGTAACGAATACTTTTATGGGTTGGACATATTGTGTTACCCCGGAATATGCTGATGAATTCATAGGCAATTGTGTTAAAACTTACGGTGAAGCCTTTTCTTATGCTGTGGATATAGGAGTTAAATTCGCTGCAGAACTGGAAAGAAAAAAAATTTTAAGTAAAGAACTAAATTTATTTGAATAAGAGGTGTATGATGAAAAATAATTTTTTGAGAATTGACAGACTGAAATACTGGAAGAATAAGGTCAAAAAAGCAAAGGATAAATATAAAGTAATGAATCAAAAAGTTTTAATTGTTACAGGTAATTTTAACCAGTACAGAATTTATATAGAAGAAAATAAAATTGATTTTAATAATTGTAAGTATGCCGGTAATGAATATTATTTATCCGGGTTGATGAACAGCTTTGACAAAATAATATTTGGAGAAGGTCATGAAAAAAATAAGCTGTTCAAAAAATACGGTAAAGAGTGGTTTAACAGATTTCTCAAGAAAGTTTAGGGTAAAAAATTGAATCATATAAGTCGGAAAATAGCCCGCGTAATCTGCGCAATTAATCATGATCCAAAAGCACTTGACAGTCATTGGAAGAATCATCCAAACGTACTTCATTTCGAGGAAGATATAAAGACTTTTAATGTAAAGAAACTTCCAAAGGCAAATTTTGATAACGATATCAATTTTGAAGCAATTGATTTGTTTGCCGGAGCCGGGGGTGTGACTACAGGTATTGAAATGGCGGAAACGGATAAAAAAGTTGACTGGATAAAATTAAAATTATTATGGGCATCACTAGAATGTACAAATTTTAGTAAAGCGAAGGGGGGATTAGCCCGGGATGCTGATTCCAGAGCTCTAGCAGAAAACTTACCTCCATATCAAAAGGAATTTGGACCGGATTATATAGGTATTGAGAATGTTAAGGAATTCCGGGATTGGGGACCATTAATTCAAAAAAAGGATGATAAAGGAAATTTGTTATTTGACAAAAAAGGTAAACCATTAATGATACCCGATATGGAGAAAAAAGGTATTTATTATAAACGATGGTTAGATACTATGTGTAAACCGGGTTATTATTATGAAGAAAAATTATTAAATGCTGCAGATTACGGTGCATATACTTCGCGGGAAAGGTTATTTATAATCTTTGCCAAAATAGGATTACCAATCTCATGGCCCAAACCGACACATGATAAATACGGCCGAAACGGGTTACCCAAATGGAAGCCAGTAAAAGATGTTTTGGATTTTTCAGACAAGGGAGAAAACATTTTCGGCCGAAAGAAAGATTTAGTAGAAAACACTTACAAAAGGATTTATGCCGGATTAGTCAAATTTATAGCCAAAGAGGATGAAAGTTTTTTAACACAGTATAACGGAAATGGTAACGACCAAAGAATTATATCAATTAATGACCCATGCAATACAGTTACAACTGCGAACAGGTTTGGATTAGTTAAAGCCGAATATTTGATTAATTATAATCACAGTTCGAGATGTAATTCCGTATATGATCCTTCACCCACTATATTGACAAAAGACAAATTAGGATTAGTACAAGTACAAACTCATTTTATCGACATGCAGCACGGAAAACCGAAACAAAATGAATCAGTGAACGAACCATGCGGTGCATTACTACCTGTAGTCAAGAAAAATTTAGTTTCTTGTGAGCAATTGAGTTTTATAGATCAACAGTATGGTAAAAGCAAACCAACAAGTATTGATAATCCGATAAACACATTAACTGCTAATCCAAAGTATAATGTTGTTTCAGCGTTTTTGTATAATCCACAATACTCAAGTAAAGGAGGCAGTGTTGATGATCCTTCATTTACGTTAATTGCTCGAATGGATAAAAAGCCGCCTTCTTTAGTTCAGATGGATACACAATATAACAACGTTGGTAAAAGTATTGATGAACCAGCTTTCACTTCTTTAATTGGATCTCGACGGCATCCATACTTAGTACAGGTAGAAACCGGAGAATTAGCAATTCAAGTTTTTGAATCCGACACAGAACATATGGTTAAAATTAAAAAGTTCATGGCAGCTTACGGTATTATTGGAATTTATATGAGGATGTTAAAAATACCAGAATTGCTGAGGATAACAGGTTTCCCGGAGGACTATATTTTAGTCGGTACACAGACGGATCAAAAGAAGTTTATTGGTAATGCAGTTCCTCCTGTACTTCCAAAAGTAATAATAGAAGAATTATATAATGTCAATTTGAATAAAGAAGAAAGCGCTGCTGCTTAAGTAAATTTGTGGAGTAAAACCATGAATGAAAAATGTATTGATTGATGAATTAAGAGATTACGGATTAGACCCGTTTTGAAATGAAAAATGTTTTAACAAATAAACCGGTAGGAATTATAAAGACAATGCCCGTGAAGTGGGTAAAGGAATTGCCTTTTGGATATGAACGATGGGAAAAGAATATACTGGCAATGAATGATTACGTGGATCACACCTGGGTATTTAGTTTGTCGAATAAACCGAAACATGAAGTATTATACTTCTATTTGTTAATTCAAGGTGAAATCCGTTATAGAGCAAATATCATTGGTTATTTGGGACCGGGAGAAGTAAAGTGTTATGGCGGGAATGTTATGTTTTCTAAAGTATGGGTACAGATTGGATCACCGATATTAAAGTTAAATCCGCCTGTAGAGATGAAGGGGTTTAGAGGATTTAGGTATACAGATCAAATATATGTGTAAAACCCCTTTGTGTTTCCCCTTTATAAAAGGGGAAAGTTAATTATTGAATGAGGAATAAATGAAAAAAATAACTATATCAATAACACCTTCTGAATCTTTTTCAATAATGTATGCTATGAATTCATATATAAATGGAATGACAGTAAATCCGGAAATAAAGAATCATAAAGAATTATTGGTTAAGCTGATAGAACAGATTTCAGAACAGATGACAGAAGATGAAATCTCTCAAGAGATAAATGTTACAGAATTAAAAAAAATAATATACGCCTGTATTTAATGGAAAAGAATATTTTAATAGAAATATCAGATAATCAGTTAATTCTTGTGTCTGAAAAAGAACTAAAAGAAAAAGGTGATAATGAAAAAAGAAGCAATAACTGAAGTAGGAAGAGTAAAGTGTTTTAGTAAGAAATGTGATTGGGAAGAAGAAGGACGCAAATGCAACAATACTTCCTACTATAGAACACATTGGTATATGTATGTTTGTAAAGATCATGGTTCAATCATGATAATGAATCATGGGATCGATTATTTAATAGAACTTGATGAAAAGTCTTTCTAAGATAGGATTACCTCCTAAAGTATGAGTGTAGTTAAATGGAAAAGAATATTGAAATTGAAGTGAAAGAGACACGAGAAGAAAGGTTTATAGAGATATGTAAAGAGTTGGCTAACTTGTCTCGTAGACCTTATGCATGGGAAGATTTTTACAATAGATTGATGACCGGGAGTAATCTTCCTTTTGAATTTCAAAATTATTTGAATTATAAAAAATGAAATACATAGAAGTAATTGAAAATTTAAAGGCAGGCTGGGGATTAAGGTATCATAGTAATGGTTTTGTTTGTGGAATTGAGGTTAGTATAGGTGATCATGATTGGAATGAAGTTTATTGTTTGCATCATAATACAGTAAGAAAATTATTGAAACTGAAACATAAATTTATCACAGTATGGATGGAAGGTAGTGAAGACGGTGGATTTTTAATTATTGAAGATGAGGAGTAAAAAAAAGTGGGAGATATAAAAAGTTTTAAACACCCTTTTGATAAAGATTCAGGCAGATATATCTGCAGTACTAAACATCCAATGCCGGATTATAAACCGAAGGGCAGTAGGTGGATTCATCCGGATGCTTATGAAGTTGGTGAACAGCTAGACGGATGGCCGGCAGGGGATATTCAAACAATGTATTGTCCAAACTGTGGGATAGATTGGGAAATGGAATTACCTCAATAAATAAGAGAATTAAAATGAGTAAAGTACCCTATCATTTGTGTGTTATGTTATGTGAGAATGATGATAACTATAATTTGACAAATAATCTTGAGGAAATTGAAATCATGGCTGAAGGTGATATTTTGTTAAGTTTGATACCAATATATGACGGTCCGGAAAATCACAACTCAAATAAATATCAAATAAAAATCTATGATAAAGTATTTAAAGTTGATAGAACTGGTGAATTTGTAGGAAATATTTATTGGAATTCGTATAGAATAAGTATGCCTTATTTGCTTGGACTAATAAATCATTTAATGAATAGCGGTAAATGGCAAGTAGAACAAGGCTGGTCAGTGTTATTTGATAAGTTTAAAAAAAAAGAAGTAATAACTTCTAAAGATTTCGGCTATGCTGAGGATATTAAACCAACGATGATAGATGTTTCAGATAAAAAGAATTGGAAACTTGAGTAGCACTCGGTTAAAATTTTATACAAGTAAAAGAAAGAGTAGGATATTAAAGTTGAGAATAAAGAAAAAAATATTACGTAAAAGAGAATTAAAAAAAAGAATTGGTTATAAAAAATATATAGTAATTCTAATAGACGAAAGTTGCGAGATGTGTAAACATTCCGAAATTAGAATCAAAGATGCTGATGAAAATATTTTTTGTACAAAATATAAATTTAAATGTAATGGAAACGGAAGATGTGATAAGCACAAATATTGACCCAATTATAGGATATTAATATGCAAAATAAACAGATGAATAAAGCTGTTTTTATTGAAACGGTAGTTAAAAATTTACATGGCGACATCCGGGTAATGTGGTGGAGTGGTGGAATAACAAGTGCTGTGGCTGGTAAATTTGCTATTGAGATGTATGACAATGTTGAATTCTTTTATTGTGAAACAGGTGCAGCACATCCAGATAATATTCGTTTCAAAGCTGATTGTGAGAATTGGTATAGCAAAAAAATTAATCATGTAAAAAATTCTTCAGGATATAATTCTCCTGCTGATGTTTGGCTTAAAACAGGGTACATCAACGGAGTTGACGGAGCACGTTGTTCTCTTGAATTAAAAAAGAAAGTTCGATTTGAATTAGAAGAATTAATGCGACCTAATTTATTCTATCCAAATAGAGGCATTATTCAAAATCAAATTTATGGATTTGAATGGGAGCAGAGACAAGTTAATAGAGCTATAAGATTTCTTGAACAATATCCTTATGCGAATGCAATATTTCCATTAATAGAACAAATGAAAACTAAAAATAATTGCGCGGGTATACTTACGAGCGCAGGAATAGAGTTGCCTCATCTATATAAATTAGGATATAATAATAATAACTGCCTTTCAGACGAATGTGTTTGTTGCAAGGGTGGAATGGGGTATATGAATAAAACTAGAATTGATTTTCCTCTTGGATTTAAAAACACATCATTGATTGAAAGGAATATTGGATATAGTTGTATGAACGGGAAGTTTTTAGATGAACTAAATCCAAACGAAGGTAGAGGACTAAAACCAATTGTACCGGAATGCGGTGAATTCTGTGATGTTGAATTAATAGAATCGCCACATCCAAATGTTGAAAAAGTAATGCGTGGTGAGATGACAGTTTATGAAGCAAAGCAAGCTGCGTAATTACTCCAAAAATTATCGAATCGAGGCATATATAAATAATTTAAAAATAATAAATCAGAGGGAATGTAAAATGATTCAATATAATGACGGCTCTTTTAGTAGTATTATGGAATTCGGAAAAATTAATGAAATTGTTACGGAAATGGTTAGTGTAAGGCAATATCCAAAAGCCATACATTTTGGGAGTGTCTATGAATTAAAAAAAGTGAAGCAACAAAAAGACATTGCTGAAGAAATTACTGAACTAAAAAATAGAATTACCGAATTAGAATCGCATTACTCAATAATTAAGAAACCAACCAAAGCGGAAATGGCCCAATACACGAAGCAAAAACAATTTGGCGGTAATGATATAACTATGATAGTTAGATGAGAACAATGACAGTACAAGACTTTGCTGATTTTAAGGAATGTAAAATATCTAAAGTACACGATGCTACTTTAGGGAGAGGAAAACAGAGGCTGCATTCGACAATTGTTCCAATAAAAGGAAAGGGTAACGGTTCAAGATTAAAACTAATAATTTTAGATGAACTATCAGAAAAATTTGAAGGCGGTTTTATTTCTCAAAAATACAAATTAAATGCTGTAGATAAATGGCTAAGATTTGATAGAGTTGATTTTAACAGACCTGTTGAAATTGAGTTCGGGCAATCAATTTAATTGAAGTTATGGAGTTATATCTACCACATAGAGAGGACTTAGAAAAGCTTTTAGATCAAGGTTTGATTGATGAGAAAGCTTTAAGAGATGCTATTATTCAAAAAGAATACGAAATTTGTAAAACAAAAAAGAAAAAAGGAATTGTTGTATTTCTAGCTGAAAAGTTTAATATGACACCTGATAATATATGCAAAATAATTTATAGCCAGAATAAATATCATAAAAAACCCTTTCCTAAAGTAAAAGAATACCTACATATTTTATTTTAAACTCACCAACAAATCTATGAAAATCTTTTCCGATTTTTTTGACTAATAAGAGTTTTATTTTTTAAGCAAATAAAACAACAAAAAAAAGGAAAGTGCCATGAAAAGGATTACCAGTATCATTTGTTTTTTTATAATCATTTTGTTTCAAACTATTATTTCACAAAATGTTGAGAATTCTAATTTCTCTACTACTTCAGTTCAGGGGGGAAACGATGTGCTTGGTAGACCCTTATTAGAGGGAACATTGAATCCAGAAGTTGTTTCTTCCAGCAATGTAGAGGTTACAGATTTAACAGCTTATATGTTCTTCAAGGATGCCTTCGATTCAAGCATCCCGGCGTTTAGTACACAAACACCAACAGTTACTTATAGTGTAGAGGGGAATAATATAGTATTTGAAACATATGGTTCTATAGGTAGTACACCTTGGGAATCAAAGCTCGGTGTAAATCTTTATGTACATTATAATGAAAATGGTGTAAATAAAACGAAGACGTTATCTCATGGACTATTTGGCCCATTGAATACGCGACCAGTTCCTTTTAAGCGCGCAATTTCCGGTGGATGTACTGGAGAATGTTCAGAACAAGTTTCCATATCTTGGGATCAAGGTTGGGATGCTGAATTTGTTAAACTTATAATTAAGAACAAGGATAGCGGAGAAGTACTTGTGAATAATGATGATGATCCATTCTGGACTTATACGGGATATTTCGATAGAGACGACATAGATAGGATTGAAGTACAAGTCGGCGTTGGTAATAGACGCTATGGTACTGTTTGGTCGAATAAATATGTTTATGATATCGCTCCTTGCTATGATTTAGCGAATATAGATATTAATTCAGTCTCCTATAATGCAACCAAGAACATGGTGAATTTTTCTCTGTACTTTTCTTATCCGTGCAGTGCTACGAGCAGGTCATGGAAAGTTAAAAGATCTTCAAGCGCAGATATAACAGGGACTTGGACAACTGTAGCATTAGGAACTATCAATGATGTTTATTGGACTGCAAAGGATTCGCAGCCTCCATCAGGACTGTGGTATTACAGACTATTCTGTACTTATACAGACGCCTGCGGTAGTGTTAGAAATCCATATAGCAGTGCAAAATCATGTACTGTAAGTAGTGGCACAAATGGTAAAATATTGCCGTGAGTGAGGTCGGGTTTTTAGTTATAATTTTTTTGGCGGAAATATGAAGTGTAATTATGAATTAGGATTCTTAAACCATTCGGTTGGAAATAAGTGTACAGAATGTGACAGTTATTCTTTTGAGCTAATCGATAAAACAGAAGATCAGGTAGAATTAGGGAATAGAATTGTTGGTGTAATGAAGTGTTTGGATTGTGGAAATATATTTTGGAACCACATTGATAGCGATCCAACTATATACTGGTTTGATGTTGGGGACAAACATATTGAAGAACGGAGCCAATTACCGGAGCCAATTCGGAAAGTGAGCATAAACAATTAGAGTTAGTATGAAGTGGAAAGAGGAGAATTATGACTAGTCGTATTGATATGAGTTAAGCGGCTTCAATTTGCTATTCAGTTTTAAAGAATACATCATAATTTTACTTATGCAAAATTAAAGAAAGAAATATATGAATTGCGGTTCTTAGCATTGGAGAGAATATGGAAAAAGAATTATTAAAAGCAGCAAAAAAGATAAGTGATGAGTTGATTCTCAAACCAATGTATGAAGAAAATGATAGGTTATTAAAATCAAATGAAGTTAATGCAGAATGGGATTTTGTTTCTGTGGCCAATCAACAAATAGAATTAATAGCTAAATATTTATCAGAACTAAAAGAAAAATGGTTAAATGAAAGCAATCGGCATGAAAAGCAAGGTATAGACAGTATGAAACTTTGGATAACAAGAGATTTAGACGGTGGATTATTTATATCAAAAGAAATGCCACATAAAGAAGAAGACCAGTGGTACACGGACTCACCAAGTGATGATTTTATTGGAATAGATGAAGGACTTTTTCCCGAAATAAAATGGGAAGATGCAGAGCCAAAGCAAGTTGAAATTAAGTTAATTACGGAACAAAAAGGCTCCTAATTTTTGGTTAATTGCGTCCCCGTTATCAACAGGCGAATATGGTGTCGGAAAAAAATAAATTTAAGGAATAGAATTATGAATAAAGAAAAAACTCCTAAACCGACCAGCGATAACGAAGTCGGTGTTGAAAAACTTGTTAGGCTGCCGAATCGTTCTTATTGTAATGTCTGCGAAATAGACAACCGAAGAAATGCCTTACAGGTTAATGGAGTCAAGATTTGTGTTGAATGTGCTAAATTTTTAGGTAACTGGGCTGAAATTTATAGACAGGCAAATTATATAAAATATCATCGGGCGGCTTACAAGAATAGGAGAATAATTTTGAATAAAAGTAAAAAAATAACAGATGTAAAAAGCGGAAAAGAAGAGTTATAAGTCCGCTTGATATGCTTTTTATACCGAAAGGCACGGACATTGAATATATACTTTGTGCTGCCATTTGGTTTGACGATAAAAAGAAAAGAGAACATCAGCCTAAAAATATTAAGACTGGAATAGTTACTTGCGGGTTTAGACATTGTAATGCTTTTATAATTTTATATGAAATTGCACAACCGAATTATGATAAACAAAAAGTTACGCAAGGATTTTTGACTAATTATGGAAGATTTGTTAACCGAATACTTGCTTAATTGATTTACACGGAAGTTTATAACAATTAAAACGAAGTAAATATGTTTGATAGGAAATTACTTGAATTGATTGAAAAAGATTACCCTTTTTTACACGCATTATTACAAGATGCTGAACAAATAAAAATAACTTGGGACTTTGATGAACAACAAGCTGATCCAATACATCATAATTTTACTTATGCAAAATTAAAGAAAGAAATATCTGCTCTACTTTTGAAGATTGAAAGTATTCCGGCTGAAACTGGGGTTATGCCGAAACCGGAAATAGAATTCAGACCCAATATGGATGATGTAGATGAAATTGTTGCCCATAATGCTCAAATACATTTAGAGTACATGAATGATAGTTCAATTTGGATGTCGATTACAATTCCAGGCAAGGAATACCATGTATGGATCAACCCAAAAAATCCCAAATCTCAAGCACATATAAAAACTTGGGCAGAGCGGGTAGGATAGCAATTATGCCGTTGTGGAATAAAATAAGGAATTATAATATGACAGAAAAAGAATTTGAACTTGCTAAAGAAATAGAAAATGAAATTAAAAGTTATTTATGTGATGATGCATCGCTGATAATAAATAAAATACAAGAATTAATTAGAAGTATTAACAATCGGCATGAAAAGCAAGGTTATAGCGAGGGCGAAGTTCAGCCCGTTTCGGTTACGGAAAACGATATTTTAAAAAAAGCAGAGGAAATAATTCCGGCAGATTTATATAGAGATTGTAGTGGTTTTGTAACAATCGAAGACCGAAACAAACATAAAAGAAATTTACTTATTAAAGGAATTAAAATTGGGCTTGAATTACAAAAGCAAGCAACCGCATCACTATAACTATGTTTTGAGCTGAATTGAATTTATTAGAAATGAAGTAAAGTTGTTTGTACTATATACTTAATTATTATGAGAAAAGATTTGTTTTAGGAGGGATTATGGAAATTGGAAAATATGTAGTGATAGAAAGAATATCAGATAAGAAGAAATACAGGTATCCAAATAATTTAGTGGTTGATCTTCCAACCGGTTATTCAGTAGTAAAATATTCATGCGATGCTGGGGATAAAAAGTATAAAAGGATTTTTCCTAATAATAATTCTGCAATAATACGTTTATATATTGAAAAGTGCGTTAAATATAATAGATTGATTGAGAAAGGTTTTTTTGGTGAAGGTGAAATAACCGATAAGATTATTATTGGAGAAATCTCTAATGAACTTAAACTTGAATATAATTATATAAATACCTTTCTGTATCAAAATAGAAAAATAACATTACATGATTTTAATGTAGAAATATTAATTAAGTCTAAATTACTTACAGAAAATAAAATTAAAAGTCTTTTGAAAAAAAATGAATTCAAACATGTAAGATTGTTAGATTGTTTACATCCAGAATTTGCACCAAAAGGGCAGGTCGGTTATTTATTAAATAACATAGGAGTGAAGGGCAAGTACGGAATAAAAGTATTTTTTTCTTCAAGTATACCTTTCAAAGAAGGTTTAGAGATACCACCAGGTATTAGGTATGAGATAATCTATTCTAATTAATGTAAGATTAAACACATTTCAAAAATAACCCCAAATATAACCGTTTAATTGACTTATAGAATTTTTTTTAACAATCTTTCCGGTGTAATAAATCAATTGTTTTAATATGGCTGATGAAAAATTAACAGTTACGGAATTAAGATATAGACAGTTTGCTATAGAATTACTAGCAACAGCAAGAATAGGAAAAGAGAAATCTTTTAACCTAACTAAAGCTTATAAAACAGTTTATGGAGATTCTGTTAGTGATGCAACTGCAAATGTTAATGCATCAAAATTACTAAAAAATGCTAAGGTCAAAAAGTACTTAAATGAATACACTAAAAAGTTTTTCGGGAATAAAGAGAAGTATGTTAAAAAATTACTAGCTGAATTAAAAGAGATTGCACATAGTGATATAACAAATTACTTGGAGTGGAGAACTGAATCACAAGTTGTAGGTTTAGACCCAATTACCGGTCAAGAAGTATATGCTTATCGTCCAATAATAGAACTTAAAGATAGCGTTGATGTAAACGGTAAGTTGGTAAAATCTGTATCATTAAGCAAAGAAGGTGTTTTTAAGTTTGAAATGTATGATAAACAAAAAGCACAAGATATATTATCAAAAATATATGAAATTCAAAATGATGTAACAGTTAAACCTACTATTGTAAATAATGGTGAAGGTAATACAACAGTTAATGTTTATCTCCCGGCAAAAAATAAATTGGAAATACCAAACAATTAATATGATAAAAATAATAGTAATAATTCTATTTATGAATTTAGTGCCAAACAGCAAGCCTCAGGAAGAATTTTTAGCGTCTTCCGAATACGAGGTACTTTACGGGGGTGCTGCAGGGGGTGGCAAAACAAGAGCAATTGTAATGGACCCGCTAAGGTATATAGATTATCAAGATTACACTGCTATAATATTTCGTAGAACCTATCCAGAACTTGATGGATCGGTATTACCAGAAGCATTAAGTATTTATAAGAATTTATTTAATGCCAGGTATAATGATTCTAAACATATTTTTACATTTCCAAGCGGCGCATGGATTAGATTAGCATATATGAAAAAAGCTTCAGACTGGATGAACTACCAGGGGCACGAGTATGCCGGACAATATTATGACGAATTAACCCACTTTACTGAAGATCAATATTTAAAATTAGGTGCTTGGAATAGATCAAAAGTTGACGGAATAGAACCATATCGTAGATCAACATCTAACCCAGGTGGACCGGGTCATTTGTGGGTAAAAAAAAGATTTCCAGATAAATCACTACCTATTAAAGACGGGCCTTTAAGATACTCATTGTTAGCTAATATGATGTGGCAGCCAATGAAAGCAGGTCAAACATATTGGGATATTAATGAGTTTGGGCATAAGTTATCTAGAAGGTTTATACCGGCCAGGGTTTTTGATAACAAGGATTTGTTAAGAAGAAATCCTAATTATTTAGCTCAGTTGTTACAATTACCTAAAAGAATGCAAAAGGCTCTTATTGAAGGTGATTGGAATGCATTCGAAGGTCAATTTTTTGATTTTGATTATTATAGACAAGTTATAACAAAACCTTTCTTGATACCGCGAGAGTGGAGATTAGTTGGCAGTTTAGATCCCGGTTATTCAGCTCCTTGTTCATTTAGTTTAGGTGCAATGGATTTTATGGAAAATTATTACAGGATTTCTACTTACTATCAAAAAGGATTATCACCTACCAAACACGCAATAAATATAAAAACATTTATAAAAAATTTACCCTGGACAGAAGGAAGAATGCCGGAATTAATCGTTGCAGACCCTTATGCCTGGGCAAAGAGAGACAGACATGCTGTATTGGAAAGTAAAAAGACCTTTGCAGATGTATGTATGGAAGAAGGTTTAGTTTTATCAAAAGCCAATAACGATAGAACTATTGGCTGGTGGGCAATGAAAGATATGATGACAATGATTGATGAGGATACCGGAGATTATAAATATTTTGTATTTGACAAATTGAATGTACCATTTCTTGAGCAAATAGTATCAACGAGTTCTGATGAAAACGACCCGGAAGATATTGAAGGCAAAGGACTTAATAAAAATATTGAAGATCATTGCATTGATGAAGAAAGATACAGATGTATGGCTATTTATAAACCAACAGCACAGCCGGAAGATTTACCGGGGAGTAGTGGAAGAAGTGCAAGAAGAAATAAAAAGAAAAATGAACGGCCAAAAGGTTCGTTTACGCTTTAGTTGCAAGTTTCAAAAAATATAGGATAGACAATTTGATAGCAAGGCATTACGATATCGGAATAAATTCAGATTCAACTTTTTATCTGTATAAAGCTTATTCAAAGCTAAAAAAACAGTTCAAAGAAATACATGATACGATGCAAGAAAATTATAACATGTGTATAACAAAGACCCAAATACCAAAGGATTTTAAGGAATGGTTAGAATCTAAAGATAGGACAGCTTACGCTTACAATTTAATAGCGCCTATTCTGAAGTCAATATCTTCGATGGAAAGAGGTTCGAGAAAAAAAGTTATCGCAATTCCCAGAACTGAAGAAGATAATGTATTTGTTGAAAAATTTAATTATGTACTGGATCATTATAAAGATAAAGGAAAATTTGATTATTATATAACAAGAGCTCATTTGGATGCAATAATTGCGATGTATTCATTTGTATTTCAATATTGGGGATATGACCCGGAAACAGATGAAGGAAAAATATTTTATACTGCACTTAATCCAATGAAAGCAATGTTTGAATTGAATGATACAATTGATACGAGTATGAGTAAATGTAATTACATCATGATAGAATCGGACTTAACCGTTGAAGAAATTATTGAGATGTATGCACTTCATAATGAAGAATTAGCTAAACAAATTATACTACAAGCCTCAAATTATATTGAAAGCAGGAATATTTCTTTGAAGGAATTTATTTCGGAAAATATTAGAAGAATAATAGATTCTGCAATGGATTTTTTCAGTGCTTCAGGTTATAGTACAGAACCAAATTATAATATTCAAAAAGATAAATCATTATTTGATTCAAATACAGGCAGATTTAAAGTCGTTGAAATTCATGAAAGAAGGCGTGATAAAAGGTTATTTATAAGAAATTACGATGATTACGAAAAATATGATATAACAGACAATGTAAAAGATGAAAACGGAAGAATATCAAATGAATTAATCGGACGTTTAAGAGATACAAAATTTAAAAACAGTAGCGATCCTAAGCCTTTCATGAAAACAAATAATTATATTGTTGCAAATTGTCCGGCATTGGAAATAATGCTGCAAAATGATATGTACACTGAGAGATTACCTAATAACAATTTTGCATTAACCATGATACCCGCTTATGATTATAGTCAGGATATTAGTAAAATGCAATCGGTAGTAAGTGAAATAATTGATGTTCAGAGTGACTACAATAAATCAAGAAATATAATACAGGATATGCTTATAAGGTACATTAGAAAAGGTTATTTGGTGAAGGAAAATGCAATAAAAGAATATATGGAAGATTTCGAGGAAAATAAATTTTATAAACGAGTAAAAGGTGGTCAAGGGCCTATAGGTGATCTTATAAAAGAGGAAGAAGTGCCCAGGGTAACACCGGAATTAATAAGAGAAGGAGAGGAATCAAAACATTTAATGCATGTAATTACAAATGTAACCCCATCTCTTGAAGGGAGAAGTGAAGATTCTAACCAGAGCGGGAAAAAATATATAGCATTACGAGAGCAATCGGAAAAGAATTTAACAATGCTATTTGATAATCTAAATTTTTCAAAAATAATAATAGTAGAAAACACTGCAAAATTAGTACAAGCTAATGTAAAAGAAGAAACAGTAATAAGAATAAATGAGGATTTAACAGATAATTACAGCTTCTTTAAAATTAATCAAATTATACCGGTTATTAACCCACGCGGTTATCTTGCTTATAAAAAGATAAATGATATATCAAAAGGTAATTATGATTTTAAGATAGCCAACAGTCCTTATGGAGCTACGGCAAGAGAAAGGGAATATGCTAAAGAGGCAGAAATTTTTGAAATTGTAATGAAACTTGATGCTAAACTTGCACTAAAAGGATTACCGTTGTTATTGAAGTCAAGTGATTTGGGTAATAGATATGATTGGGTTGAGTTAATTCAAAAACATTTGGGAGAGGTTGATAATGTGAACCCGGCAATGAAACAAATGATGTCTATTATGCAACAGCTTGAAATTAAAGGTAAAGAACTGGAAAATAACAAGAAAGCTGTAGAAATTAAAAAAATTATGGTAGATGTATTAAATAAATATCAGGACTTAAAGAAAAAATCAATTGAAAATGAAAATTATAAGAATGAGTTAGCAATTGAGAGTATGCTGAATAATCCATATTCGTTTGGTAGTAACGGTTATAGGATGGTTTCTTGAAAAAGGAAGATGTTAAAAAAGCTATTGATGATCTTAACGGGATGAAGATTGCTTATAAACTGGAATTAAATACTAAAGGAGATGGTGAAATAAAATTAAATTTTAGTACAAACGAGAATGGATTAAGATATTTGTTGAGTAATAATAGATTTTCTTCATTTTCAAAAAAGAAAATGAATTTATGAAAATATTGTGACGCAATGTATGCGTCACCTACAAAAATAAAATATAACCGGGAATAGTTTTTGTAAAACCCGGATAAAAGGGATAATCAATAAAACGACCCCTTTTAAGTGCTGAACCGTACTTGAAAGGGGTTTTAAATTTTAAACAAAAAAAAGGGGGAGGAAAATGAGACCATCATTTAAGAATTTGTTAAATGCATTAACCGTTTTGTTATTGTTTGGATATTTATTCGGGCAGGATACAAACAAAGTTGATTGGAATAATTATCAAATAGATCAAACAATGTTTGTAAGGTGGAATTTTACGGCCGATTCCGGAGCAACCAGAACGGGTAAAGCTTTTCCAATGGTATTTTATGACGGAAATGATTTTTCAACTAATCCCATAGCAGGGTATTATTCCATAACGGCAAGTAATAGCGGAGAGGCAATCGATTCATTAGAAGGAAAATTGTTATTAGGAGTAAGCTACGGCAACGGGGAATCAGTTAAGATAGATACTGTAATAGTAAAAAGTACTGCAGAAAATGATACAACATTGACCGGTAATTTTGAATTTGATCTTGTTAATTCAGACACTGTGAAAGTTAGAGGGGAAAACTATTTCTTCGAATTTATAGCAGAAACAAGTAATGTATTAAGCGGTTTTGTAGAGATTGTAATTGATAAACCGGAAAGTAATAGGTAGTACAACAACAAAAACAATTTTTTAATAAAAAATAAATCCGAGATAAAAATGGATGCAAACGAGAAAAAGGAATTTAAAGAAAATCTGAAATCTAAATTGACTGATGTGCAGCAACAGATAAAAAGAGATTTGCAAAGATCAAAATCAGATCAAAAAGTTAATTCGATAGAATATGATGGTCAAGATTATATATGTAGGTTCGAAGCTAAGTTACAACATAAAAAGAAAAATAAAAGCGGAGTTGATAAGGAAATCTCAACAGAATATAACTGGGAAAACTGGACACAAGCTTTTAGTTCATTAGATGAAATGATGAAATATATCAAAGCATTTTTTGATGATTTTGATTCTATTGTTGCAAGCATGAAGTAGATACATGGTCCAAGTTACAGGTTTCAATTTTTATAATTAATCAAGGCGGGAAAAATGGAAAACAAATTAGAAAATAATAATGATAAAATAAATGACGTATTGGATTCTGAAATTGATTCACCTGAAAAAGCTGAAGAATTTTTGAATATGGTATATGAAAATGATCTGAAAGATATTGAAGAAGAAGTTAAGGAAGATAACTCTTCCGAAGAAACCGGACACGGCGATGAACCAGATGAAAAAGGTAAGCAACCCCCTTCAACACCCCCCGATAAGGATAAAACGGGAGACGGCGATGAGAAGGACACGGATGCTGACCAACCTACCGATAAGGAGGTAGGTGAGGAGAAATCATCTAAAAAAGAGCCCCCGGAAATAGAACCGGAAAAGTTAACTGTAACCGAATCTTTCATTAATCAATTTGAAGAAGATGAAAAGAAAAATTTGTCTAAGTATTTAGGCAAACCTATGACCGAAATTGCAAAGGCTTTACATCATAGCCAAACAAAACTAGGTAAAACAAAAAGAACACCTATCATTCCGGATACAGCACCGAATATTACGAAGCTTGAAGATTCGGATAAAGAATTATTAACGAAAATGAAAATAGATTCTTTAAAAATAGCTTATCCGAATATGGACTGGGATGATCCGGAAAAATTGAAGGAACAGCTAAACGATATCAATGAAAATGATTTTACAGAAGCTCAAGAAATTATTGCTAAAAAGAAAGAAATAGAAACCCAGGTTACCAATGAGTTTAATACCCTGATGTATGTGAAGAATAATCACAAACAAATATTAAACGACAGTGCTAAAAGTGCTTTTACCGGTTTTACAGAGAAATTAAGCAGGCTGCCGGTAATAGGGAAAAACGTTGATCAATTTATTGAACAATCCGGCTTGAATTTTACAAAGCTAGATGAAAATAACAAAAATGAATTGTTCAGTTTTCTTGTATCAGACGGTAACGGTAATATAGATCCTCAAGTAGTTACCAGCTTGCAAGTCGGCAATGAATCATTAAAGGTAATTATACCGGAAGCACTTGAAAATAAAGCTTTAATATCATTTCTGCCATACATAGCATACAGAATTTTTGACCAGGGATATAAAACCGGTTATTCAGAACGAAGCAATAATAAAGAAGTAAATTCTCTACTGAAAGACAAAGGAGGTACCAAAACTAAAACTTCTTTAACACTTGAAGATATCGACAAAGCTGATCCTGATGAATTAACCAAAATAATTGAAACCGAATTTAGCATGTAATTAAAAATTCATTGGGGGAAAAATAATGGAAACAATAAAAACCAAACTTGCCCGGGAGGCTTTATCAAGAAACCTGTATTATTTGACATTCAAATCAGATACAATATGGACGAGAATGGGGGCATTTGGAGATGTTGGAAATACAAGGTCCGATAAAACATATCCAACCGTAACTTCATTCTCCGAAGTACAAAAAAAACAGGTACAGCCAACCGGCAAACTAATAGAAAGATTTACAAATTTTATGCATGACGGCGGTGAAGAAATGCTGATACCGATCATGACTCATCTTGTAAAGCCTCCTAATGTCGGTGATAATCAATTGCTTGGAACCGAAGAAGATCCCGATGTATTGTGGTTAAAGACAAGAATAAACGGGGTTTCAAAATCGACCAATATTCAAACCGGGAAAATGAATGCTCAAAGAATTAATCATCCTGCAGTAAAGAAATCATTGATGAAAGGAGCACATGACAGGTTAGCTAATTTTATGACAACATGGATTGGTCTTGAACCATATTATACGACCTATCTAGGTTATAGTACAAATATACTCAAAGATATTAAATTAACCAGCAAGTTAGAAATTACAGAAAAGTACCATCCAAACTTCTTTGTAGCAGGTGCGGGTCGTGTTGAATATGATGAGGATCAAACAAATTATGCAACCAATATAGCTACTGCCCTAGATACATTAAGTGATTTACCAAGTAAACGTTTTGGGTCCCACACGCTGACATTCATAAGAAAAATGGCTCCGATATTAGGTATTAGAAAATCTTTGATAAAAGGTAGATATGGTTATCATGTTATGGCAGGACCTGGACCACTGGCCGATTTAGCGAAAGATGAAGATTGGAAAGAAGCTCAAAAGATTAGAAAAAGAGGTGATGATAATCCATTAATAACCGGCGACCTTGAAGGATACTTTAATCAATGCTGGGTATGGAGCGATGATAATCAATTTGATGCTAAAATCAGCGGGGATACAGGTTATAGTTCAGACAGAGGAATTGTAAACTACGGCAATGCGGATCAACTAGAAAATAACCAGACAACAACGAACAGACACCTAATTTCGGTGTACGGTCAAAGCGCAATAACTCAAGGTATAAGCCAGGCCCTGGATTTTATGGATGAAAATTATGACTACGGAAGAAAGAAATCCGAAGCTTGCGAAATGCTTACCGGATTTCAATTAGCAAATATATGGGATGTTGACGGTGTAATTAAAAATAAAAATACACTATATAAAAATCAGAGCAGCATGGTAATTTCTGTGTGGTCAGATGGCGAACCAACAATTTAGTTGGTGATTTAGTTACAATAAATAAAAATAATTAATAAAAAGTGAGAATTACATGGGACTAAAACATATAAATAATATGAGAGAAGTTGATACCCAGGCGTGGTATCAGAATTTCGGAATGGAATTCGAAGATGCAAAGGAATATGACGGCTGTCATATTTTAAGAGGATTGAAACCGGATGGGACTCAAATATTTTATGCAGAATTGTTATACAGCGGTACAACAGAACCGGATTTTACAAAGTTAGCTAAAGTACCTGAACATTCAAAAATTTATGCATCAAAAATGACATTACCTACAGTATATGTCCGCAAGACCATTTCAAATCCTGCAGTAAAAACAGATTGGGCAAAATTTGAAGGGACAATGTTAACATAGGTTATAGGGTGGGGGAATATCTCCCCCTTGACCATTTAATAAAATTAACAAAAGGTATTTGTTATGGAAAAAATTAAAACTGTGTTTGTAAAGATTTTACTCCCTGTACCAAAATTTTTGGAAAGGGGAAACGGGCATTATTTAAGTAATGCTAAAGATATTATATACGAAGATTTACAAAAGGGTGAATATATCGAATTACCTGAAGATGTTGCACTAGGCCGGGTTAAAGCAAATCCAAGAAGGTATGAGCTTTATGAAGGTAAAAATATACCCGAAGGTGCAAGATTACTTGAAAAAGGTGTCTTGAGTTCTTCCAGAATACCGCAGGTGACTGATACGGTACTTAAGTTGAATAAAGGAGTTTATAAAACCGGAAAAGAAAAGGATACCCGAGACGGTATACAGGCGAACAAAGTGAAAGAAACACAAAAGGTTATCACTGATGCATCAACGGATGATGTTGAAACGGAAACGGCAAAAAATAATGTGATTATTGAAAATATAGACACCGCTGCTTATGCAAATAAAGGTGATAATGAAAAATTGAGTGAAGATCATAAAATCCTTGTTGAGGAATTAGGCGATGAGGATGTAGAATTTACTCAATCATTTCTTGAAAGATTTGTGGAAAAGCCTAATGTTCTCAGGGCTATTGCAAATATATCGAAGGTAAAATATCACCATAAAGCGGGACCGGAAAAAATTATTGATGCAATACTTGATAAAGTACATAAAAGTTAATCATGGCTGGTGAACGAAGCAACATATTAGCGGGTAATGTTTATAACAATATTGAAGGGTATGGAATTAGAAATATTTCCATACCTAATATTTATTCAAAACTTACACAGGCGCAAAATTATATTATCAGTGAAGCAATGCCTATTGAGATATTTGAGGTTACGACAGTAAAAGACCATGAAGAATATCTTCTTGAATTTAACGATTCAACAATAGAATTGAAGATCAGAAAAATAATCAATCCTTCAGCATGGAGAGAAAAAATAATTACATGTGACCTTAATGAATTTGAAGAATTAAAAAGAGAAAATTTTATTTACAGACAACCGGTAAAAGCAATAATAATTAAAGGTGTGCTGCATTTAATACCGGCCCCGGGTGAGTCTGATTTGAAAATAAAATTGTATGCAATGTTAACCGGATCAAATATAAATACAAAGATTAATAAAGAAACTGATCCAATATTAAAAACATTTTGGGATGATGCTCTTGAATACTACGCTACAGAAAAATCAGTACCGGTAAAAGAAAGAGCATACTGGAATCAAAAATTTTTAAATGCATTAACTGATAATACAGATAAAGGACATAATATACTGCCAATGCCTTCTAAAGACAGCAGGAATTATTGGTAGGATAAAGTTACAAGTTTGCAAGTTAACAAGTTGAAAGAGAATTATTAATGGCTACACCTAAATTTGATAGTATATGTATTGAGTTTATGAGCCGTATTGCAGATAAGTTTGTTTCTTCATTTACTGCAGGAAGCGGAGATATGCCGGAAGGAATAATACTTGAGAATAAAAAATATATTGAAAGTTATATAAATAAATCGATGTTCATCCTTTTTAACAACTATTGGGAAGCAGTAAAGGGAGATATACAATTATTTAAACAAATATTTCCTGAATTAATTTCAGTACCTACCGATGTGGTTGAATTTGATTCAGGGAAATATACAATTGATAATCCATACAAAAATTTTTTTAGGTTGGTTGGCGCTATTACAGAAGATAAAAAATATATAACCGTGACAGATGTTAATAAATATACAATCCTAATAAGTGAATTGTATGAAGAAATTGACGCTGATGAATCTAATCCAAGAATTTTTCAAATCGGTGAAAACAAACTTGAAATATTTCCAGATACGATTGAATCAGCAATTATAATATATCTCAAACAACCGTTAAACCCTGAAGACGGCAGTTTTATTGAACAGAACGGTAATTATGATAGTCCTTTTAATCTACAATGGAATTCCAAAATAGCTGAAATAGCTGAAAAGTTATATAAAACAGACAGACAAGAGGTATAAATGTTAGGAAAAGATTTTACCTTAAAAGAAACAAGGAATATTATTCTACAATGGGTTAAAGAATTAGACCAAGTGAAAATAGAAAGAAAACTTGTGAATAAATTTATAAATATGGCTGTTACGGACACCGCGGAAATATTAGGACTTGCAGAATTAGAACCATATGGTGAGACAGCAATATTAAACAATGTTAATTCATCTGTAAATTCATATTCGGAAGGTGTTGTAACCGAAGCAACATATTCGAACACAACAAAATCAATAGAAAAATCACCACATTCGTTAACAACGAATCATATAGGAAGAAGAATAGTTTTTTGGAGCACTACATCCAATATAGCCATTGGCCAAATAGTTTCAATTCCAGATGAAAATAATTTTACTGTAAATATAGCAGTTGGCAGTGATATGAGTTCAGTAAATTATTCTATTTTTAGCGAACATAGTGTTGACAGCCTTGATATTTCGGATTTAAGAATAAATCAAACTAGGAAATTAACAGATAGTGTAAATGGATTGATATTACCAACTACCGATACCAAATTTGATAATTTATCAGAATTTGATGAAAAGAGTGATAACATATATTGGTATAGACACGGTGAAAAATTACTTCTTCATAAAGGAGCAAATATTTCAGGTTACGGAGAAATTACACTTCATTATTTTAGATATCCATACAGAGCCACAATTGACAGTGACTATTTAGATATAAGAGATCAATTTATACCCGGATTAGTAATTCCAAAAGTTAAGAATTATGTATTAGAACATTTGGGAATAGAACCCTCAGAAAAATTAATCGAACAAATCAATAGTCGAACTGAAAAGATAAGAAATTTGAATATTGCTGAAAAAGCATCATTAAATAAAAAAGAGTCTTAAACCATAATGGAAAAATTTACACATACATTTAATAATTTTACCGGTACTGTGAGCAATAAAAATACTGAAGGAGTAAATGGTTCAAAAAGGATATTAAATTTTGAAATTCATAAAAAACCCGGAGTATTGACATTAAGACCAAAATACATGTTGAAATATGAAGCCCCTTCGATTAATGATGAGGTTTTATTTGACAGAATAAAAGACTTGGAATATATAACGTTTGAAAATTTTGCCGACAAGAGCATTGAAAACCAGGAAATGGAAGTTACTTGTGAAATTCAAAAAGGTGAAATTACAGCTTTAGATGGAAGCGGTATAGAGGATACTATACCAACATTGTTATTTTGGATAAGACCATATTTTAGAGGTTACTGGATTGATGGTTGGGAATGGTTAAATAAAATTGTTATTACTAAAACTGTAAGTGAACCTGATGAAACATATAAATCAAAAATTGATATTTACGGTGAGCTTGGAGATATAAGACAATGGACTGTTTATAATAAAACTAAAGGTAATATTTCTCAAGTAATTGATTATAAAGAAGCCGAAGGCGGGAATACTACAATTCATCATACATTATTTAATAATAATTGGGAAGATGGCGATATCATCTATCTTTTCAAAAATTATTTTTCATCAGATTTTATGAATTATAATTTCATTGCCGATGAATATGAAATAAATTTCCATACTGTTGTAAATGATTTAAGAATTAGTTTCGGTAGTGAGAAATATAGATTAGCTGCAGGAATAGGGTATAGAAATAAATATTTTAAAGTGAAAGGTTTTGGTTTTAGTGTTCACCCGGATATTGATAATGAAGAAACATTAACAAATTTTTCAAATATATCAAGAATAATCTTTGATCCATATACACTATATCCGGGAACCGGAGAATACGGATTAAAGCTTGTTAAATTGTCGAACGGGAATTTACCTGCCGGTGATTATCAATTTAAACTAATAGGAGTTATAGACAGCTCTAATAAATTATTACTTGCTGAAAATAAAATTACCGTAAGCGGGAGTTATAATATTGCAGTTTATCCTTATGCAAGACTTGGAAACCACAATAAAAGGATTACTGATTTGGAAGTTTATTTTTCTTCTGACGGTAAAGCATTTTATTTATTTAATAATTATAATATTTCCGAAACAGAGTTTTCACCAACAGATTATATAATTAATGAAGACGGCCAGTTAATTTTAGAATCTGTCGACTCTATCGAATTATATACAAATGAAGATGCAGCTAGTAAAGATTCAGAAACAGATTCAGTTGGATTATGGAAAATATGGCGAGGAACATTTTTACCTGGAACAGTTGAAAGTGTAAACGACGGCTATGAAAGTTCATATTCGATAAAATACACAAACAGAACAATTTTACCATATGAAACAACAGGTATTCAACATGAAGTTTATGATGTAAAAGAATTAACTGACTATACTATAACTTTCGATGCAAAATCAGATATTTATAGAACTTTAGAACTGTTTTTTCTCGGAAATTCATATTTTTATGTTGGTCAACCGAAGGTTGTTGTTGATGTAAAAAATATATGGACTAACATACAAATCACGTTAACAACTCCAAAATTCACAAGTGAAATTTATAAATACCTTGTAATAATTGCTAACGATCTAACTTCAGACAGTACCTTTCAAATTGACAATATGTCAATAAAAGAAAAATCCAATTCAATTTTAACAGACGATACTGCAGCGGAGGAATCAATTAAAAGCAGACTAGGTTATACACCTACAAAAAATATAGTGTCAAGCTGGGATCAAGCATTAATATTAAACGGGAAAACATTTCTCGTAAATCCTGTAATAGATGAGGAAAGATTTATAAACTATATTTTCAGATCGCATATATCATCAGATTCAGTTATGTATGATGTGATTACTTCACAGAATCGAATTAATTTGGAAAAGTTTGACGGTGATTTCTTAGTAGGAGTATTTAAAACAAATGAAAAAGATTTAGCAATTTTAAAAAATAACAGTGTTACCATAATTGATCCTGAAACAGGATACGAAAGGTTATCAGATAAAACTATAGGCTGCATTTCTAAAGCAAGTATTCAAAATAATTTTTGGTGTGATAAACAAGATGCTTTTGGAATAATCAACGGAACTATAACTAATTTAACCGAAGATACAATACGCGATAAGTTAAATAATTCTGAAGAAAAGGAAAAGATATATTCAGTAATCGATAGGTACGGAACTTATAGAATACGATTGTATGATATCAATACCGAATGGATTTACACAAAATTAGGATGGATAGAGCAAAGTAAGGATATTTTTCCGAAAATTTATAGGGAAGGCGTGGGAAGAATTGTTTGGTTTATGGATGAGGAAGGTAATATTTATTCTGAACCGGAAACAATAGAAGAAATAATTGGATACGGAACAAAGTATGGTGCAGCTAATCAAGAGTTTTAGTTTGAGATGGGGAGAAACGTAGAATAGGAGATTTGAATTTATAAAATGGGGGTGAAATGAAATTATTCTATTTTTTTATTTTAATAATACTAATACCACAGTTTTTAACAGCGCAGTTTGCAAAACCCAAAAGCTTAACTAAACACTACGAACTTAGAAAGTATGAACAAGACGTTAGAGTAAATGCAGTTGAATTAAATGATGATAAAGATAAGCTTGATTCGCTGATACATGCTTTAACAGCGCAAACTGATCCCAAACAATTACAATTTATTGAATGTAAAGATACTTCTATTGTAGTAGACACTACATTACTGCTTTTGTCATTATCAGATAATATGAGCGGCCAAGGACAATTTACAGGAACTTCTGAAATTGACAGTGTTGGTATTGCCGCATTAGATAGCTTGGATATTGTACTTGCAACACCATATACAGAAAGTGTAAATGTTAATGACTATTTAAGTGTTTATATCAAGGGGAATTATTTATACGTTAGAAGACCAGCAGGCGGCACAACAGACCTTAAGTATAATTGGATTTGGATAAGGAAATATCAATGAGAATTAAAGCAATAATTTATTTAATTCTACTAATAATAAATTTTACAATGGCTCAAATCTCTGAACCTAATTGGATAAGATTGCACAGAGAAAATCTTCTTGGAAGTGGCGGTAAAATCCAAAGTGATTGGTTATTTCATCTTGACACGCTTCATATTTTGGGCTTAAGTGCTAATACAAATAGTGTTATTCATCCAAAATATAAGCTTACAAATAGTAACATATTTTGGAGAAATTTATGGAAAATTGATTCAACACATTTGTTTGTAACGGAAAATTTGTTTGGACTTAATCAACCTAGTCTAGGAGAATGGACTACAAATGAAAGTGTATCTAGGCATTCATTGTTATCAGCTGATAAAAAAACATGGGGATCAATATGTGAGGTGAAAAAAGATAGCTTAGTGTATATATGGTTAGTTGATAATGATATTGATCACAAAATTCTAGGATATAATGAAAATGGTGTTTTTTCTTGGACCGAGTATACAAACTTATCATCTGAATTTATGGGACAAATGGATAAAAGTACATGTTCACGAGCGTTTGCATATAGAGATTCTTTTTTCATTAGAACCATGCATGGAGGAGTTGCTTATAACCCTAGCATTCGATCCTGGACAGCTCAAGGTTTTGCTGTATATAATTATGAAGTAGGTGCTATTAATTCTAATATAGTTTTATTTGGGGATAATGATACCACTCTTTATTCTGAATCTGGATCAAATGGTACAATACTCAATAACGATTGGTTATTAGAGGTAGACTCTTTAAATGATAAGTATTATATATGGGCATGGCAAGTTGATATAGGATCGTCTGTAGATTATGATAGTATAACTGTTTTATATGAAATCAATTCAACGGCTTTAGATTCAATAGTATATAATAATGGTAATAGAATATATGGTTTCCAAGAAGTATGGAGAGATATTGAATCGTTAGGTTACCCCTATAAAATGTGGAATAGAGATGGATACTTATGGTGTGCAATAGCAAATGATGTTGATCATAATGTTAATTTATTAAAATGGGATGGGATTACCATGGAAATTGTTGATTTGCCTGAATCCCATATTGATAGCGCTGAAGTTGTAGGAGTATATCCTTATGATTCGAATAATATAATTATGACAATCCAAGATTATGATCACATTGAAAGTATTGATTCGATACATTTTGGCTATCAATTTAAACCAAATGTTTCAAGTGTTGATACTTTTTTACTTCCAACTGCAGAACTGGGATTGATGAATACTATTGACTATTATAATGGAAATTTATTTGTTGGATACACAACTTATCCAACAGGTTATATTAATGATGCTCCCGACGGGAATGATTATGATGCTAAAACCGAAAGTATGTTTTATGCAAAATTTGATTTTGGAATAATATCTTTATTACAGCCACAAAATGAAAAAGCATATATTCCAGGTGATACTATTAATATATCATGGTTAGCTTCACAGGATACAATTGAAATATTGATTTTAGGTGATACAATTACAGTATCCGGTACTGAATATAATTATGAGGTACCTGATACAAGCGGGACTTTTATTTTGACTGCAAGGTTAAAAAATCTACCGGGACAATTTGATTACAGAACATTTATAGTAAAATCTAATATATTTTTGGAAGTAGTAACAAACGTAGACGCGGATAAATTAACAATTGTAAATGAAGTTTCGAAAACGATAAATATTTCTCTATTATCAAATGGTGTTGATTCTGTAAGATTTTATTGGTCAGAAGATACTACAGGCGGAGTTTGGAATTTATTAGAAGGTTCATATTCAATAACAGATGATAGCGGGATAGATACATCGGTAATTGAGTGGTCAGTAAAGGGAATTCCCAAAGTTGAAGATAGTTTATTTGTTAAAGTAGAACAGATTGCAGATACAAATATTCATAGTTTAAAACCACCAAAATCTGGTGTAATAGTTGAAGCAGGACATACCGGAATAGACAAAAGAGTTTGTTGGGGTTCAGTAAATGATAATTTACCATATTCCCAAAATTGGTGTTTAGATTTATGTTGTAAATGGTGTACTGTGAACTGGTATAAAGGAAGTTTTAGATTAAATTCTGGCAATTCAGTTGGAAATATAATTGGTAAACTTCCAGCTACAGTGTCAGAATATAAAACAAATCAAAAGAAATGTTCGGAACTATGGGCTGGTGATAGTGACGCTAATAAATATTATTATATTGACGAAAGCCAAAATGTTATTAAAACACAGATAGAAAGGGAAGTAGCTTTGAGATCTTTGGGGATTTATAAAAATGGCAATTTTACATGGAATGGTTATTCATGGTATGTGTCGGGTAATGCTTTATATGTTGATGATTTGGTCAATGGTGTTGATAGCCTTATTGTTTTCAATTTTGAAGCTTATACTGACGATGCTGGAGGTTATGGTTATAAACATTTTCTAGGAGATGTATCGGTTGCTTTTTTGATATTTGATGATCAAGATATAGGTAGTCAGACAAAACCAAATCCTTTTAGACCAGATGGAAGTTTAATCCCATTAACAGAGGATGAAATGAAGAGTTATATTGATACTCTTGCAAATCAGGGTGAACAAGTAAAATTTATTACAATTTTATATGGTCGTGGTTTTCCAGGCGATGCTATTCTTATAGTTGATGTAGATTTTGTAGGAAATGCCCATGATAAAAGTTCAATTTCAGTTTCAGATTCATTTGTACTAACATCAGGTACAGTGACTCGCACAATATTTAGAGGTTATATTCCTCAAAAGATATTGGAGTTAAGAAATTAATGGCAGAGAATGAAAGCAGTATCAGTGTTGCATACGAAACGCTTCCGATTTTATTTAAAGGAAATAAGAGAGGTCTGCTTCAATATATTTCAGTTACAGAATATAAATCAAGCGTTGATCTAAATTTTACTATTCATTTTAGACCATTTGACAACGGTTATTATATAGAAAAAACCTATACTTTACCAAAATCATTAGAATTCGAAGATGAGAATTATTTAACAAAAGATTTTTTTCAAATGCTGCCACCGGGATTTTTAGTTAAAGAGTATTATGTAAGTATAACCGGTAACGTGAACGGATATATAGAAATAAAAGATTTTTTAGTAGAAGGAGAAATAATTAGTACGGGCAGATATGGCTAAAATTAAAAGAAAAATTACAATATCTGATAATCAAATTGAACAAGAAATTGATAATATTACAAGACAAGTAGAAAATATGTTTTCAAGTAAACTCTCAAGAGTTGATAAGTTGCCTGATATTAATTCAATAAACGAAATGGATGAATTTCTTTTGTTACAGAACGAAAATTATTTGAGAATAATAAGAATAGAAGATAATTGGTTTCAACAAAAAGTAGACGAAAACAATATTGTTTACTATGAAGTATATTCTTAGGAGGATAATATGCCACTGAATCCAGCAGGTCCATTAAATGATGCTTTTGACGCAGCTTATGGTTTAAATGCAATAGTTGGAAATAGATTTGATGATTTTAAATTTGATTTTGATTACAACAACATGAATGATGTTCTCAAAAGCATTTATGGAAATCAAACCAATTTGATAACTCGAAAAGCGAATAAATCGATTGACGATGCTAATAAATCTGCTATTTCAAGGTTGGCTTCCAGCGGAATTACAGACGGAGCAATTCTTGAAGATACTATTGCCGGTAACACATATGATATAGGCGAAAGTTTATTTGATTCATTAGAAAGCCTAACTACATCTCAAGCAAGTGATACTATAGATTTAATGAATCAAGAAAATCAAAATAAATATCTAACTACTAAAGCCGCTCAAGATGTAGATTTTCAAAATATAACCAATCAAATCAATAAGATAAGAACTTTATTATCATCTGCATCAGTACTTGAGAACAAAAAATTAGCAGCAGGAAACCAAACGGGAATTTGGGATGATATTTTATCAACAATACAATCCGGTTCGAATGTAGCTTCGTTATTCGTATAAACATTTTGAAAATTATTATAATAAAAATCGGTTAAAATATGGGCGATTGGGCTAAAGCTTGGATGAGACAAGGTCCTGGAGTTACAGAATCAATAAGATATCTTAAATATCTACAAGACCAAGCAAATAAAAAAGAAAACACAAAAAAGTTGAATGATTTGTTTTCTTCAAGTTTGGGGAATATTAATAGAATAAACCAAAGTATAAATAATCCTACTGAAGAAATAACTACTGAAGGATTTAGTGATTATGTTTTAGGTGATATTCAAACAACGGCTCAAAAGAATACTGCAGGAACAAATGAAACTATAAACTTTCTTCAAAAAGCTTTACAAGTTGAAAATCCAGATATAAATCAAGCCGGAAGTATGTTTGATATTCTCAATAAATTTGTTACACCAATTTCTTCTCAAAGACAAAAAACTCAAAAGGACCCTTATAAAGCCGGAAAATATATTTATGGAAGAAAAGATGATGATTCAATTGATTTTAGTAAACCAATCCATACAATTGAAGAAAGTGATGATATAAAAGACCCGTATAGGTTTTCGGATTATGTCTTCGGCAGGGATGAAGATGGTAATGTAGATTTTTCAAATATTCTATTCAAAGCACCGGATAAAACAGAAGATGAAGAATACCCGGATATTTCTACAGATTTAGGAACGTTACAGCAGGGTATTAAAATAGTTAAAGATATTAAGAAAACACCTTTTGTAAAATACAGCAAAACTGATCCTAGGTTTGAAAACTATCCATCAGAAGAAACGTCTGGTGAACAATTATTGGAGGAAATTGAATATTTACGCGATAAAGGTTTATCCGATGAAGAAATATTTGCAAAAAAAGGGTTAGGTAATGTATTTAACACACTTGATGAAATATCCGACACAGAAGATATTATTCAAATTCCCGAATACGGCGGTGCATATTTTTTAAATGACGGAAGTAAAACAAAGGGATATTTTACACAAGAATCTTTCGACAAATATAAAGAAAGTGTTAAAAACAAGTATGTTGATACAGCTAATAAAATTATTTACAAAACCGGATTACAGGATGCTGTTGAAATTATTCGCGAACAATTAAAAAAAGGAAGACCGCTTGATAAAGTTTTAGAAGCATTTATGAAAGGTGATTCTTCACTTACTAAGGACGATGCAGATGTATTACGAGCATATTTTAGGTTAATGAGTTTGTAATAATAGTTACAGGTTGCAAGTTGACAAGTTACTTGAAAAGAAGAAAATTCAAACAAATAGATTTTGATAAGTATTTCTCGCAGGAGATAGTTGATAGTAGTTCCTCCTTTGATAAATCTGTAGATGTAATGAATGCACCTCCTGAAGATGATTTTTTTTTATCGACTATAAATAACCTTCATTCAAAAAAAAAAGATGACCGCCAAAGAATTAAGTTAAAAGATAAAGAAGAAAAGCTATTCCAAGAATTTTGGAAATCTAACCCTAATGTTCAGGCATGGAAAAAGAATTTAGGCAATCTAAATAAATCTCCAGATGATGAACTTGATAAATATGACTATAGAAAAGCATGGCAAGCCGGCGATGAACCTCAAATAAATCCTGTTGATAATCTTTATCATTGGGGGAGTATAGGAAAAGATGAAGATCATCCAACTGCTTGGAAGCAGAAATATTTTGAACAGACAGGTTTAAACCCGGATGAGTTGTTATTTAATAAAAACAAAAACATTAAACCACCGTTATTTGATACGGCTATTCAAGAAACAACAAAACAGCCGGCATTATTAGCTGATGATATTACCGAACCAAGAAAGCCTTTTCAACCTTCTATTCAACAACATGAATTAAACAGAATACCTGAAGATGATATTGTTAATAATATCAATTTAATCGACAAGCAGTTGCCAATCTTAAAAGCACAGTTTGAAAAGGCTGATGAAATTAATAAATCTGAATTAGCACAAAAGTATAATTCTTTGATAGATCAAAGAAATAAGCTTGTTGAAAATTATTATAAAATATTTCCCGGGCAAAAATATTTGGCCAAAGGTGTTTTGGAAGCTGTTAATCTTCAAAATATAATTAGCCCTCTTAAACAGATACAACGAACGCCAAAACCTTTAACCGCAAATGAAGAGTACATTCCTAAAAAAAGTAGTTTAGAAATAATACCAAAAGGTAAAGACCCATTATTTGGTTTGGAATATAAGGGTTTACGAATTCCGCTAAATACCCCGGGCGGAAGGTTAATATCATCATTTGTACAAGGCGCCGCAGCAATACCGGAAGGTGTATTCGGCGCTGCAGAGTATTTGGGGGACCAGTTTAATTTCAAAGATGTTAAAGGTGTATCACGGAAAACCGCAAAAAATATTAATAGATGGGTAAGGAGTATTGCACCGGAGAATCCTAATTTTGTAGAGGAACTAGCATCAGGAGCCGGTTCGATGGCAATATTTTTACCGTTTGGAATAGGCGCATCAACAGTAGGCCGTTTGTTGGGAAGTACTCCTAAGATAGCTAATCTGTTTGGTGTAGGAGCTGCAACATTTCTTGAATCAGCTACAGAAGCTGGCCAGGTATATAACGAAAGTAAAAGTGAAGCAGCAGCAGAGAAAACATTTCTTGCAAATATGGTTTTAATAGGCGTGACTAATAAGTTCGGTATTTTTGCAGACAGGGTACCTGGATTAAAGAAAATGCTGCTATCTACGCCTTTGGAAGGACTACAGGAAGCCGGCCAGGAAATAATACAGGCAAAAGCACAAGGAAAAGAACCGGATTGGAACAATGTAATTAAAAGCGCTCAAATAGGTACTATTATAGGCGGCGGTGCAAGTTTTGTGGATACTTCCACAAGAGAAAAACCAATTGATGATATACGTGGTAAGAAAATTCCTATTGAATTTGATCCAAAACTTAATGAGGAAATAAATCAAAGAATTGAGGGTTTTGGTTTAACACCGGAAACAGGACTAAATCAATATGTATTGGATTTGTTATCACCAAAGGAAGCTCAAATAGATATAACTCCGGATAAGTTAACAGATGAGGTGTTTGGTAAACAAGATAAAAGTGAAAAGGTAAAAGTAAAAAGTAATGAACAAAAAAGAAAAGAAGTTGATGTTGAAGATTTTGTAAGAAAAGCAAACCGGTTTCAAACTGAAGATATTCCGGGATTAACGGCTGATTTTGATTTGAAGAATATCCACCAGCCAATCGGCAAGACTGGTGAATCCGGGACCAGGAAGTCGGAAGCAGAAAAGATTTTGGAAAAGGGTAAAGATGTAGAATACAAGAAAATACCGAATATGTTTACACCGGCTCAAGGCGAAACGATATTTAATGAGAACGGGCAATGGTATAGAGTATATGAATCAGGTACCAGTGCAGAAATGTATGTTCCACCGGAAGAACTTGATGTTAAAATGAAAATAAGTCCAAAAGAAGCTTATGATTCATTCAATTTTATGAATAAAAATCTTGCCAAACTTGATTTATTCTTGTCTTCAAAACAAAATGAAAATATTAAAGAAAAAGAACCGAAATCATATTTGGAAATGCCAAGTTATGAAGATTTTTTAAAAATGTCAGTTGGTGATGTACAGGATTTTGAATTGAATAGATATGAAGAAATGCAATCAAAATTGCAACCAATTGATGAAAGGATTAAAAATGAAAAAGAAAATCTGAATAATTATAAGGGTAGAAGCAAAGTTAATCAAGGTAAAAGAAAAAAAATTAAAAGTAATATTAATGAATTAAATGAACAGAAATCCAAAATAAAAGATGAATATGAAAGTAAAGCATTAAATTTTTCATTGGAACTTAGAGAAAGAATATCAGAAAAAGCCATAGAGGAAAAAGTTGATTTACCTGAAGATGAAATCTATCAATTGGTAGATGATGTTCTGGTTGCATTGGATCCCCGTTATGGTAAATCTGATTTAACAGTAGATGAATTAATTTCTGATACGATTGCAGATTATAAGGAGAAAGAAGATAGTAGAAAGAAGACAGATTCAAGTGATAAGTTAAAAGATAGAACTATAGAAAAACCATCTAAACAAACATTCGAAGAATCTATCCCTTCTCAAAAAACAATTATTGAACAAATAACCGATGAAACAAATGGTAGATATGAAATTGATATTGTTGACGGTAAATATAAAGCTATAGATCAAGCATCGGGTAACCCGGTTAGTATTGGAGGAAATGTAACGGATTCCGATGAGTTAATAAAAATACTTAAGGCTCATGCAAAAAGAAATCCTGAAGCAAACTATGGTTTAAAAAAAGTAGAAGAAAGTGAAGATAGGAGTTCCTCCTTCGATAAATCTACGGCGGAAAGGAAAGAGACTGATGAAGAAAAGCCTTCAGATGTTGAAGCTTCGGAGGTTATTAATGTTGATGAGATTGAACCTAATGAAAGTATTGATATAGATAAACTTGAATCTGAAATAGCTTATAATAAGGGAGTTGTTAAAGAATTAGAATCAAAAATCAAGAATCAAGAATTAAGAAAAACTAATGCTGATGATTTTATTAAAAAAGAATATGAAAATATTAAGAATCGAGGAATTTTAACCGATGTAGATAAAATTTCAAATAGAATTTTTAAGAAATCTAAAAAGCAGTATCCAGATAAATCTAAAGACTATATAAAAATATTTGTTATTGAACAGGAAATTCAAAACGTTAAAAGCCGATCTAAACGGGGGAAGTTGAAAAAGCAACTTCAAGAATTAAGAAGTTCCTCAGAAAAAGGTGATGAAGGATTAACTACTACTTTTACTCCAGCACAATATTTGAGTGATGTTCCGACACCTAACATAATAAAGGAAGCTACTGCAAAATTAGGCGGAATAGATAAATTACAGGAAGCATTTGAAAAAGCTAATAATGATGAGCTGGCAAATTTAGAAAAGGAAAAAGGAACATTGTTAGAATCTTTTGCACGTCATTATCTTGCAGAGGAAGCTGTGAAAAATATAAAGATTGAAGAAAAGGGAAGTGTTTCAGACATATCAAAGAATTTTAATAAACAGTTGGATGAATATGTATCCGGTAAGTTAAGAAGCGATGTTATTTTTAATCTTGGAAAACCTTCGAAAGTGCTAAAAAAAACGGGAGTCCCGAATTTAGAAATTTCTTTAACTCAAAAGGTAATAAAAACCAAAACAGGAAAGCATAATTATCCGGTAGAATCGCTAAAAGATTTACCCGATAGAATAAATGATCCGATAATGGTATTTCCGTCAAAAACGCAACCAAATTCTAAGGTTGTTCTTACCGGAATAAAATATAAGAACCGCAATTTTGTTGTAGCTTTAAAATTAGATGAGACAGCTTATAGAGGTAGAAAAGCAATACAGGTAAATGATATAAAAAGTATTTATCCAAAGGATTTTGAAAAAATTATTAACTGGATAAAGGAAGGGAATGTAGATTATGTAAATAAAAAGAAAGGTCTCAAATGGTTTGAGGACTCAGCGGGCTCCAATTACCCGCAGCGTCAAACCATTCAAAACCTTATTTCGAATATAGCAGATAAATTCGAAAAGTCAAGCGGAAAAGATGTTGGGAAGAAAGAGGGTGCGCAAGAAAAAAAAGATTTGCAAGTTACTGAAAAAAGTTTAAGTTTACATAATGAGGAACAAAGTGATGAAACTAAGTCAAGAAATATCAAAGAAGATACCGACAGAGGACAAGAATTACCTCATGAAAGTTCTGAATCAGGGGGAATATCTGGAACTGATAACGAAGGAAAACAGGTTGACAAAGGAAGAAAAGTTGATCAGAAAGAAGTTGATAAAGGTTTACGAAAATCTGAATCAGACATTGAGCGAAGTAGCAGCACATCTAAATTACCCACCGCAACCAAGTCAGTGGAAGGACAGTCAACCGTTAGTAGAGATGCTGGAGATATTTCCGAACCTTCACAAAAGTCTATGGTATCAGAATCAACTGAGCCAGGTGACAGGGATGTAGGTGTAAGGGAGTCCTCCTACGCCAAGGCTTCGGAGGATGCTAATTATGATTTACGCAATAAAGAACCTATAAGACTTACCAAAAGCCAACGCAGAAAGATAAACGAAAAAGTACGCGAAATTCTTCAATCAAAAAAGGCAGGTGAATTATCTGATGAAGACCGCGAAATTTTACGTCAATACACCGGTGAAGGAGGTTTATCATCCGGGGAAGGTAAAGGCGCCCTTAACCAGCATTACACAGATTACCCTGTAATTAAATCAATTTTTGACGCACTTGATAAGTCAGGATTTGATTATAAAAATGTATTAGAACCGGCAGCGGGTTCCGGTAATTTTGTAGGAATGAAACCGGATAAAAATTGGACTACGGTAGATATTGATAAAACCAACCATGATGTAACTAAATATTTATACCCGAAAGGAACACATTATAATTTATCTTATGAGCAGTTTAAAGATACCGGTTATGATTTAGTTATTTCTAATGTACCTTTTAGCGAGGAAAGAGGCGCCGGTAAATTAAATATTAGACCGGATATTAAAGCACTTCATGATTTTTATTTTATCCATTCATTGGACCGTGTAAAACCAAACGGTTTGATTGTTTTTATTACTTCAAAGGGTACAATGGATAAGGTTAATCAGCAGATTAGAAATGAAATATTAAGTAAGGCCGACTTTATAACAGCATACCGTTTACCAGGAGGTACATTCGAAAAGAACGCACATACAGATGTAATAACCGATATAATTGTGCTGCAGAAAAGACCGGAAGGATATGAAACTAAAAATGCCGATAAGAATTATATGTTTTCTCAATCCGATAAAGTACTATTTGTAGATGGTGGATTTGTAGGATCAAATGACGGGGTGTTTGTTAATATGTTTTATCAGAATTTTCCTGAGAAGATATTAGGCAAACCGGAAATGGGTAAAAATAAGTTATACGGCGGGAAGCTTAATCTTAATGTTACGGGTGAACCGGATTTATCAAAGATTAAAATTGAATATGAGCCTTACCGGTTAAAAGAAAAGGAGAAAGGGAGAAAAGGAGAGATTGAAAAATATTCACGAACTGAGAAGATACCCGATAGGATGCAGGAATTTGAATCGTGGGCAAGTGAAAACGGAACTAAATACAGGATAAGCAGTGATCCGCGGTTCAAAGAAAATATTGCGATTAAACCAAATGAAAATAGTGTCTATCATAGAGATTATATCCAGGAATTTAGCGATGTAGAATTAAAAGCAAAAGCTTATATAGAACTTCCATTGAATGATAAAAATAGAAATAAAATTATCGGTTTGTATAATCTAAAACAGGTTGCTGATGAAATTCAAAGTAATAAAAAATTCGGTTATAAAGAAAAAGTTGAATCGATAATTAAAGAATACCGGGAAAGATTCAAAGTCCATCCTAAGAATGACAAAAAATTAAAAAATTTCTTTAAGGAATATAATGAAGAATCATTGTTTCATGAGTTATCTTCTTTCTTTACGAAAGACTGGAAGCCTGAATCTGTATTTACAAAGCAGGTAAGATTTGAAAAAAGCGGCGAACTGGAAATTAATGAAAAATCAACTTTAGCAGAAAAAGCATTATTTAACGAAAATATACACGGTGTAATTAACTTAAAATCATCTAAGTATTTAAGTGAAAATGACTTAGTTTCTTTACTTGAACAAGGATATTCAATAATTGAAGAAAGCAAAGTACAAAACGATGTACTTTATTATTCCGGTAACGTTTATAAAAAAATTGAAGAAGCAGAAGAACTTAAACATAATGTTAATGATGAAGTTTTGGTAGAAAAGCTCAATCAACAGATTGAAGAATTAGAAAATATAAAACCGGAAATAAAAACCATTGAGGATATTGATATTAAAGGGAATGAATCATGGTTTAAGAATTTTATAAATAAAGTATTCCCCGGATGGATTGAAAATTACAGTGATAAATCGGACCGTATTCTTATTACTTCAGGATACGGTAAAATTTATGATAATTATTTGAATAACAATCAATTGGTTTCTTTAGAGGAAAAGGATTCACAAGGAAATGTTAGAAAATTATCAGAGAATGAAATAAAAGCAAGAATTGTAGAGGCAGAGGAAAAAGTAAGGGAAATAAAGGAAGAAATAAAAGATAAGATTAGATCAGACCATGAATTACTTGAACAAATTCAGTTTGAATACAATAGAAAATATAAAAATTATGTTAAGCCGGATTATACAAAAGCATCTTATTTAATTGATGATGTTATATCTGAATTACCAAAGAAAACACCGAACGGGCAAGATTTTTCCTTAAGAAAGAACCAGATTGACTGGGTTGTTAAAGCACTATATGAAGGCAAAGGTATAAATGCCCATGATGTAGGCGGAGGAAAAACTTTTGCAGCAATTACCCTGGCCAGGGTATTAAAGAAAAAAGGAATCGCCAAAAAGCCTGTATTTGTTGTACCGGCAAAAACAATAAGGAAGTGGGAAAGGGATATAAAATTTTTATTTCCCAATGCAAAAATATGTAACCTTGGTAATCTTTCTAAAAATAAAAGAAAAGAAAAATTATACGAGGTTGCGAATAATGAATTTGATTATGTATTGATTTCCCATGAAGGTTTCGGACAGATAAAATTAAATGCCGATGATGAATTAAAATATTTTAATAAAGTAGTTGATGAGAATATAACAGACCCGGAAAAAGTAGGAAGATCAAAAGAATTAGAATTAGAAAAAATAGCAAGATTCAGAGAAATTATTAAAAGGTCAAAACGAGATGAGAATTTAACATTTGATAAGTTAGGATTTGATTCAATAGTAGTAGATGAAGCCCATGCATATAAAAATATAGGTATTAACGGAGATCTGGTTAAATTTGGAGCCGGTATAGCTTTCGGTGTTAATGTAAATACAAGAAAACTAAGAAAATCAGAAGTTAGTAAGGAGGAATCAGAAGGGAAATATATTATTACAGATAGCAAAGGAAGTAAGTTTGTACAAAATGTTAATTTAAAATCTGCAAGAAGTTATGATTTCAGATTTAAGTCACAATTTATTACGGAAAAGAATAACGGGAAAAATGTTTTTTTATTAACAGCAACGCCTACCCCGAATAAACCAATGGAAGTATTCACGATGTTAAGGCATCTGGATACCGAAATACTTCAAGAATACGGAATTCATACAGACAGGGATTTTGCAAATACATTTATGAAGTTCGGTTCAGTATCAAATCCTGTTAAGAAAAAAGGTTATGATAACATTGTTAAAGCCATAACAAATGCACAGGAATTAAGAGCTATTCTTGACAGGTATGTTGATAAACTTTCTATGGAACAAATGCCGTGGATAAAATTACCTGAAGCAAAGGTTAAAACTCATTACATGAAGGCTTCGGATGCAGCAAAAGATATAGCTGATGATTTACGTTCGAGGATTAATAATTTGAAAGGAAGCTGGAAAATAGATCAAGGTGATGATACAATGCTGGGGATTTATACTACGGGCCGGGCCGGAAGTATTGATCCGAGACTATATGAAAGTACACATGCAGGCGTTCAGATATTTAACCGTGATATTGACACCGAAACAGATAAAATTGAGTTAGCAGAATCGCAGATTTATGATACATATAAAAAGAATAAGAATTCGGGGCAGATTGTATTTCTGGATCATGCGGGCCATACATCAACACACCTTGATGAAAATATTCATTCCGAGATTAAAAAGGATTTAGTTAAGAAAGGTATTATACCGAAACAAATTGCAATAATATCGGGACAGGAAATTACTAATCCGCAAACAGGTAAAGAAAGAAAACTCTCCGGAGACAGATTAAATTCAGCCAAACAGGAAATAGTTGATTTATACAACCAGGGAGAGATTCGAGTAATTATCGGTACAACAAAAAGTGCAGGCGAAGGGATGGATATCCAGGTAAAGACAACAGATATATATCATCTGGATATACCTTATACACCGGGAGAATTTCAGCAAAGGAACGGAAGAGGTGTCCGTTACGGAAATGAAAATGATACAGTACGTATTCATTACTATTTTATGCGGGGGACATTTGATGAGCTGTCGTTTAATATAGTTGCACGTAAACGAGGGTGGAACGAAGCAATCTGGGATAAGGATGCAGTAAACGAAATTGATACAGTTGCCGAAATGCTGGGAGGCATGCCTTCAGAAGAAGAAATTCAATTAGCAATGGAAGAAGACCCTGTTAAAAGACGTTTGCTTGAACTGGAAATTAAAAGAAGTCATTTATCAAATGATGTTGTTGCAGCGCGTGACGGTGTTCGTAGAGCCGAAAGAAAAATAGATTTTCTAAACATAAAAAAAAGAAGTTCTCAACGTGAATTAAATGAAGATCAGAAGGAAAGAAATTCCATAGCTGAAAAGTTAAGAGATAAATCTGTTGATGACGATACGAAAAATAAATTACGTAAAAAAAGAAAAACTCTGGATTCTTTTATTTCTAAAAACAAACGATTTATTGATAATTATCCGAAAAGAAATAACTCTCTTGAGAAGCAGTTAGAACATGCTAAGAAAGTTCTTGAAGAAACTGAAAATGATATTACTTCTTTTATTGAAAAGTATATTCCAAATCAAAATGATATTTGGGGAGTGATTGAATTATCAGAGAGTGAACTTAAGGAATTAGAGGCAACAGAACGGAGTCAGGATACCGTAGAAGATTTGGAGGAAGCAGAGAACAAAAAAAGAATCGTAAATGATGATAAATATTATGAAGCAAAACAAAATATAATAGATAAACATAATAGTCTAAGTTTTGGTTTTGATCCGACTTTGATTAAAGATTATCTGGTTATAGGCGCCTATCATGTTGAGAATCTGATTAGAAAAGGTGTTAAGCCGGAATCATTGAAAAGGTTATTTAGAGCTGAGATGTATAAGGATTTTGGCAAGAAAATCAGAAAGTTTGTTAATAAGATTTGGCGAAGTTTATGGAAGGAGTTCGGAAAGCAGTTATTAACTATTGCAGAAAAAAATCCACTGTATAAAGGTTTTACTAAGTTAGCCGAGGGACCGTTGTTTGATGATGAAGGGAATTTTATTGAAGATAAAAGTAAAAAGGAAAAAGATATAAGTGAGGCGGATAGGTCGGCCGGTAAATTATCAGAAAGGGAGAAGATTGAAAGGGCAATTTATTCCGGGGAAAAAGAAAGTAAGATTGATAAAATAATTGACAGATATAAAGAAAAATTAGTTTTCGGAAAAAATAAACGAGAAACACATTTTACTTCTACATTGATTAAGCAGCGTATCAAAGATTTACAGCGCGGTTATAAGTTAGGTGAAATTGATAAGGAACGCGAATTACAGAAAATTAAACAAATGATTTCAACTTATGTTAGGAAGAATCTTCCTAATGATGAATATAAGAAAAGAGACATTACCAAAATCTTGACCAAAATTGTAAGAGCTAAAAATGCTAAAGGCGTAGAGGAAGCTTTTAATAAGATTGATGAGATAATTGATAATAAAAATGATGAAAATATTCGAAATAAATTTCTTGATTTGTTAAAACAGCATAAGCCGACTACAAAAAGCGGTCGTGAAACCGGTACTATATTAACTGCAGATCATTATAAAACCCTTGATATGATTAGAGAGGTTATTCATCTTGATTCGGATGAAGTACAGGAAAGAACTGAAAGAATATTGGAGTCTGTTTGTGATGGTATTGAATTAACCGAGGATCAGAACCGTGAAATGTTTGTACTGGGTAACTTCGGGGATTTTGAAAATTTAGGAGGACAGAGATTAAAAGAAGTATATGAAATTTTGCGTGATTTTATTGCTGAAGGAAAATTTGAATACTGGCAACGGGAAACTTCAAGGATACAGGAAAATGAAAGGTTAAGAGATGAAGCTATTGATGCCATTTCCGGAGGTGAAGGTTTATTAACCCAAGAACAGGCAAGAGATAAAGGGGTTGATACTGGTAAATTTTCAATCGATAAATATGATTCATATAATCAATCTTTTGAATGGCTGCTAGATAAGCTGCAGAAATTAGATAAAGATTCCGGAACATTGGAGGGACCGTTAAATAAACAATTTGTCCCTAAAATATTAAATGCTAGGAATAATGAAAATAAAGGACTGCGTGATAATTATGAATTGTTCAAAAATAAATTAGAAGAAATTTATAACAAATACGGGAAAGAATTAGCTAATGAATTAAAAGATAATACCGAAAGGAAGAAAACGGGTATTATTATTAAACAAGGTTCGAAAGAAATAGAACTTGAGTTAAGTCAAAATGAAGCTTATAAAAAATATCTTGAAGCACAAGATCCTACGCAGTGGGAAACATTGGATAAAATGGGCTATACTTCAGATGTAATAAATCAAATAGAAAAGTGGCTGAAGCCGGAAGTTAAAAAATGGGCTGATTGGCAGATAGAAGAATTTTATCCGGAATATTATCATTCGGTAAATGAAGTTTATAGAAATAGGTTTTATGCAGATTTGCCTTATAACCAATTTTACACACCTATTTTCAGAGATTTCCAGGGAGGGGAAGCAGATAATCAATTGCTAAAAGAAAAAAGCCACTATGCTACGGTGTTAAACGGACATTTAAAAACAAGAAGGGAGAATACTCTAACTTTAAAACTTGTTGACGGTGATTCGGTATTAGCACAGCATATAATTGAAATGGAGCATTTTAAGGCCTGGTCTGAAGTAATAAGACAGTTAAGGTCTGTGTTTGCCCATAAAGATGTAAGAAATACAATTAGGCAATATCATGGAAAAGCTAACCTTGATATACTAACTAAGTTTATTGATGATTTTGCGCGGGGCGGTGTTGACAGGTCCTTAACTTTGAATGTTCTCGATAAATTCAGGGCTAATTTTACCAAAGCAGTGTTAGGAGTAAATGTAACCGTATTCTTCAAACAGTTAACATCCATACCGGCCTACGCAATGGAAATTCCTGTTAAAAATTTTGTACAGGGTATAAGTGATTTTGTTAGGAACCCGGCAAAAGCAATAAGAATATTATCTAAATCCGAAATGCTAAAATCAAGATACAATGTAGGCTGGGAACGTGATGTAATTCTTGCAATGAAGCAATCAACATCAAAACAATTGGCAGGAACAAAATCAATAACCGATGCTTTGATGTTAACTACACGTGCGGGGGATAAAGCAGCAATATTAATAGGAGGCTGGGGAGTATACAAATATCATTATGATAAAGCGATAAAAGAAGGTAAAGGAGCAATAGAAGCAAGTAAAATTGCTATGGAGCAGTTTGAATTAACAACAAAACGAGCACAGCAAGCAGGTGATGTAGAGGATTTGGCCGATATACAGAGACAGGGAAGCTGGGCCAAATTATTTACAATGTTTATTACTGCACCAAACCAGTATTATAGAAGTGTATCGGGCGGTTTCAGAAATTTAATTCACGGTAGAGGAAATAAAGTTGAGAATATAAAAAGAATAGCCATTGCACATTTTATTCTTCCTGCTTTGTTCCAGTATGTTGCAAGCGGTTTTCCCGGGTTATTCAGTGAATGGGATGATAAAGATACTTTGAGACAATTTAGAGCTTTGGGATTAGGTTCCTTAAACGGGTTATTAATAGCAGGTGATTTATTAGAAGGATTGTTTGATGCTTTGATTGGTGATTATAATTATTCATTTGATGCTTTACCGATTCAATCTGCAGTGAAGTATTTAAGAACAGGTTTAGTAAAAATCCATAATTTGATACGTGACGATACCTATACATTTGATGAATTCGTAAGTATTATAGATCAACTGCTATCCGGTATAAGTAAGTTTCACGGAGTACCTTACGACCCTGTAAAAAAGTTAGGTGAAGGATTAAAGAAAACAATCAAAGGAGAATCCGAAAGTATAATGGAATTATTCGGGTATTCCGATTATGCGCTTGGTGATGAAAAATTAAGTAAAGAATTGAGAGCAATTAGGAACCAGGAACGAATAGTTCGAAGGTTAAAAAAAATATTTAATAATTCCAATAGATATAATGATAAAAAGAAATATGAAAGTGAAAAGAAAAAACTTGATGATATGAGGAAGAAATCAAAAGATTATCAACAATTAAAAAAAGAAAGAACCGGAAGTTCAAAAATAACCCCGATTATATGGAATTAATTGCATCAAGCAATTAAAAAAACTACTTTTCCTAGTATATAAACAATCATTTTTTATGTGTGAATTAACTCCTAAAGGTTATAAAATGAAGGACGGAACCATTATTGGATGGGATACAAACCTAGAGGATATTTCACAACATCATTTTCAAGAATTACAAGAAGCAGGTTTATGGGAATCATTTATAAATAGGAGAAATTTTCATTCGATAAGAAATGAGATGAAGAATTTGTTTTCTTCTATACAAGACTCATTAACGGATATAAGAGATAACATGAATAAATTTTTAACTGCTGATGAAATTGATTCAAAAATAGAAAAAGCGATTGATAAAGCACCCAGTGAACATATTAGCAAAATAGCAACATTAATTAAAAATTTAGCAATAATTCTAGGCACTGTTAGCGGGTGGATATATGTTTTAATTCAAAATCAATAGATAAATTATCTTTCTTTTAAAAGAAACACATCACAAATCAAAGGGCCAACATTATGATAAAAAAAATTTTTTTCCCATTTCTGATTATTCTATTCCTGTTTATCCTTTCTACAAATTTCAGTGCATCAATCAATGGGGGGAATGATGTACGAGGAAGACCGTTATTACTACTAAGGTCTTAAAAACGAAAAAAATAAATAAACGTTAATAACAAAAGGAGAATAGTATGGACACCTTAACAAAGGTAAATGAAGTTTTAAAAGGTTCGATACAGGGCACAAATGAGCTTGGTGATTTAGTTGACTTTGTATATGAATCTTTTGAAGAACTACAAGACGGATTTCAAATCACGGATGGCATAGATTTAATAAATGCTGTCATTAAAGCTGTAAGCGGTAGTAAAGAAGCGGCGGCGCAAGTTTTTGATTTACAAGATAGTGAAATAAACGAGCTTGTAGAAAGAAGTGATAATTTCACGTTAGGTGAGCTTGCCAATGAAGCACGCCAGATAGTGAAATTTATTTTAACAGGATTTCAAACCTATTCTGTATTTGCCGGTAAACTTGGTTAATAAATGAAAAAAAAGAAGTGGTATAAAAGAAAAGAATTATGGGGCGCCGTGTTGACTACAGTCAGCACGGGGCTAACTATGTTTAATCAACATACTACAGCATATAAAATTGGTATTATGCTGGGTGTAGGTTTATCGCCCTAAAAAAATAAATTTCACGAGGTGAAAATGTCAACAATCAATAGAGGGATAAGATTATCATTTCGGGAAATGTTTAGTCAACCATTCGGAATGATGATAATATTGATGAATAATCAATTGGCATTAAATATATATGCCTGTGCAGGACAGGAAAGTTCATTTTATACCGGTTGTGTAGGTGATAACGGTAAAAGTTACGGCCTATTCCAGTTTTATACTTCAGTGCACAAAGAAAAAGATATTTCAAAATATATAAATAAATCAATCCGGTTTTTTAAATTAGAATTTTTGGAAAACTTGAACTATAGCGAATGGGTACATTCAGTTGGTTATAAAATGGTTTATCCAAAAATTGAAGCAGATGAAATAAATATTGATGTGCAAATTGCTGCGTGGCTGGGATATATGATCGAAGAAAATTATATTTCTGAATTAGCAAATATCTCGGTGTTTACAGATATTGTAAATTATCAAAAAGCTCAAAGATTCCATCCAGATCATATTGATACTTACCAAAAAAATACAGAAAAATATTACAATATTGCAAAAGAAAAGTACGATAAATACTATTCCGAGTTAAAAAAAGTTGAATCATATCTTATAAAACCTTTCAAAATGAAAAGTACCCTGCAATAA